CTCCAGGCGGGCGGGGTGAACGCGGCGGAGGAGATGGCGACCCAGATTGCCCAGAACGGGATCTCGGCGACCTACGACGCCCAGCGGAGCCTCATGGAGGGGGTGGCGGAGGCGGGGACGGCGGGCGGGCTCCAGGGCGTGCTCATGGGCGCTGGCGGGGCGGTGATGGAGACGGGGCGGCAGATGGTGCGGCCGACCCGGGCGCCGTGGACTTCTTCGACTACTGAGCAAACTGCCCCGGTTACTGAGCAAACGCCACAGCCTCCGGCGGGGGTCGGGATGTCCCCGGCCCAGCAGGCGGCGTCGGAGCGGCTGGCGGCGTCGGGGCTCGGCGGGCCGGTGGTCGTCGCTCCGCCACCCCCGTCGACTTCTTCGACTACCCCGGCGGCAAGCGCACAGGAGCGCACAGCGGCGAAATCGGGGGAAGCCCCGGCTTACACCCGCGGCTTCGAGCCCAGCTACGACGCGGAGGGGATTCCGGAGCCCGCGATCTTGCAGGGGCGACCGCTCGACAAGGCGAGGGAGACGGCGGATCTCAAGCGCGCCCAGCGGGGGGTCGCGGGAGATCTCGAGCGGCTAGGCGTTCGGGGTCAGTCCATTCCGGCCCAGACCCCGGCCACATCCCAAGACGCGCCGAGCGGGGCGGCTCTGCTCGCTGGTCTCGGAGTGGGTCGTACGTCGCCACGTAGTTCCGAACCGGCCGGGACGCCACCTCCCGGAGAATCCGCTCCTGCTCTGCCGGCGGCTGTTGAACCACGTGCGCCGCAAACTCCGGCGCCGACAACGTCGCCTTCAACTCCCCGAACCGAATCGGTTCCGGCTTCTGTCGCATCCCGGGAGCGTACCCCGGTGCGCGGGCGCGTGGAGCAGATGCAGCGGGTGCGAGAGCAGCGGCGGGGAATCCAGGCGACCGAGCGGAAGCGGGCGGAGCTGGCGGCGCGCCCGCGCGCGGAGCTGCGCGGGGCGCTCTCTGACTTCTCCGACGTGGTGAAGGCCCCCTACGTCGACGACTACCGGGACTACGACGACGACCAGGGTGGGGCGTGGTATCGCAAGTCTCTGGACGACATGAACGCGGCAGTTCCAGGCGGGATCTACCGCGAGACGGGCGGGCAGAAGCCCGAGTACGACGACGCCGCGTCGGCGCTCCTCTCGATCCGGGACCAGATGGCAGAAGGCGACGTCGAGGGCGCGCGGCGGCGGTTCGAGGAGATGACCTACGCGGGGCCGGCGCTCTTCGCGGAACCGGAGGGAAGCCAGAAACCCACGACCGAGGCCCAAGGCGAAGGGCGCGACCCGAGTAGTCAACCCGCTGCGGTCGTGGTTGGGAAGACCCCAGACTCTACGCCCCCCGCTCCCGACCAGGTCGCCCAGGACATCGAGCGGCACGCCCAGCGCTGGGAGGCGCTGTCGAAGCAGATCAACCCGGAAGTGCCGATCAGCCCCAAGACCGTCCGGGAGAAGGTCGTCCCGAAGATCATGGAGTCCATCACGGCCGGCACGTTCAACGACTTCCTGCGCCCGTCGAACAAGGTCTCCCGGGCGCTGTTCGAGGAGCTGACTGGGGTGAAGCTCCCCAAGACGATCCGGGACACGGAGGCGCTGTTCACGGGCAAGCCGTTCGGGTTCAAGACCAACCCTTCGGAATCTCCGAAGAGTTCGACCCCAGCGCCGGACGCCGACGACTCCCGCACGCCGGCGGGGGAAGCCGGGCGCCTGCGCGCCCGCCTGGAGGTTCTATCGAGCGACGTCACGCAGTGGAAGAAGATCATCGCCCAGGGCGGCACGCAGCGGATCTCCGTCGAGCGGGCCGGGGCCATGCTCCGGGACGCCGAGGCGGACTTGCGGGACGTCATCGCCAAGCTGCGGGCGCTGGGCGACGACGAGACCGGCAGTTCTCCGGGATCTCCGGAAAGCTCCGCCGCCCCCCCGGCGCCCGCCGCGCCAACAATCACCCCGGAGGCCACCAATGAGGTTCCTCGGCAAACCGAACAGCCCGAACGAGAAGCCGCTGGAAGCGGGGCAGGGGTTCGCGGCGGCGCTGGACGACCTGACCAGCCAGCCGGCGGTCGCAGCGAAGATGATCCGGGAGCGGGGCCGGAGCGGGGTCCTGACCTACCTCCGGAAAGCGGAAGTGTCGTTCCGAAAGCGCGTCGCTCGGGCTCTCGCGGCGGGGGTGGCCGAGGACGCGGCGGTGGAGGGCGCACTGGCCAGCCTGTCACTCAGCCCGAACCCGGAACCGCGGACCAGCCCGGACCTCGAGGAGCAGATGAACCAGTTGCGCCTCTTCGTCCAGAGCGCCCCAAGAACGTGGCCGACCGAAATCACCGTATAGACGACGCGGACGTCATCGCCCCCAAGGGCGACCCGGCCAAGATCCGCGGCAACCTCGACGCCATCAAGCTGCTCCAGAAGCTCGAGGCCGAGAAGCGCAACCCCACCCCCGCCGAAAAGAAGATCCTCGCCCGCTACGTCGGGTGGGGATCCACCGGCGTCGCCGCGGCCCTGGACAGCCTCAAGGCCAAGCGCGCCGAGCAGTACCACGAGGAGAAGGCAGAATACGAGCGTGAGCTCGCGGAGTGGAAGGAGCGGGGGTGGCCCGAGTGGCGCAAGCCGAGGGAGCCCGAGGGGCAGAAGTTCGACGACGCGCTGAAGTGGGAGGAGAAGTACGGGGACACCTACCGGGAGGTCCGCTCCCTGCTCTCCGACGCCGACTTCCGCGCCATCCAGGAAACGACCCAGTACGCCCACTACACCAGCTCCGACGTCATCCGCCGGGGCATCTGGGCGGCGGTGCGCCGGCTGGGGTTCAAGGGCGGCCAGGTGCTCGAGACCTCCGCCGGCATCGGACACATGATCGGGCTCCAGCCCCAGGACCTCGCGGACGTGAGCCAGTGGACCGCGGTGGAGATGGACTCGATCCCCGCCCGCATCATGGCCAAGCTGTACCCTGAGGCCACCGTTCTGGAGGAGGACTTCGGACGGGCCAAGATCGCGCCGGCGTCGGTCGATCTGATCGTCGGCAACGTCCCGTTCGCGGCGACCAAACCGACGTGGGAGGGGCAGCCCAAGGGGTTCTCCCTCCACAACGCCTTCCTGGCGCGGTCGATCCGGATGCTCCGCCCGGGCGGGCTCATGGTGGTCATCACCTCGCGCAGCACGATGGACGAGCAGGCCAGCGATGCGTTCCGCGAGTGGGCCGGCAAGGACGCCAACCTCATCGCGGCGGTCCGGCTCCCGGAAGTCGCGTTCATGGCCAACGCCGGCACGAAGGTGACGACCGACATCCTGGTGTTCCAGAAGAAGAAGGACGCGAGCAGCGCGGCCGAGTGGGCGCACCGGAAGAAGATCACGGTGCCGAACCGGCGTGCCGGCGGTGAAATCTCGATCGACCTCAACGAGTATTTCCACGCGCACCCGGAGATGATGCTCGGGAAGCTGGTGGCGGACGGGTTGTACCCCGACAGCTCGGAGCTCGACTCCACCGTCGAAGCGGTCAAGGGCGAGGACTGGCTCGCCAAGCTGGACGAGGCGGTCCAGCGGCTCCCTGCCGACCTGGCCGGGGAGGGCACCTACGAGCGGCCCGTGGCCACCGGCGAGGGTGAAGGCACCTTCAGCCTCGACGACGACGGCGCGCCGTACCAGGTGGTCGACGGCCGGCGCGAGCCCGTCCCGCCCAAGCAGCGCGAGTTCTTCAAGGCCTGGATCCCGCTCAAGGCGGAAACCCTCAAGCTCTTCGACATGCAGATCGACGAGAAGGCGGAGGAGTCCGCGATCGAGGCCCAACGCGCCAAGGTCCGGGCGCAGTACCGGGCGTTCGCCAAGAAGCACGGGAAGCTGGGGGAGTCGTTCGCGACCTTCCGCTCCGACCCGGCTTCATTCCGGGTGGCGTCGATCGAGAAGACGCACCGCACCCTGACCGAGCGGGTGATGCGCGGGGTCAAGAAGTTCGTGTTCAACGAGACGTTCGACGAGGCGGACATCCTGACCCGCCGGACGCAGTACCCGTTCATCGAGCCCACCAAGGCCGACAACCTCGACGACGCGCTCACCATCTCGCGGGTGTGGAAGGGCGTGGTGGACCTGGATTACGTCGGCCGGCTCCTGGGGCGCACGGCCGACCAGGTCCGTGGCGACATCCTGGACGAAGGCAAGGCCTTCGTCGACCCCGAGACCGGGCAACTCACCGACCGGGACGAATACCTCTCTGGGCTGGTGGTCGCCAAGCTCGCCAAGGCGGAGGAGGCGGCCAAGGCCGACCCCGCGTATGCGCCGAACGTGGAGGCGCTCAAGGCGGTGCAGCCGGTGCGCCGCGACATCACGACCGTCTCGGCCATGCTGGGGGCGACGTGGGTCCCCCCCGAAGCGCTCGAGGCGTTCGCGGCGCACACGCTCGGCGTCGAGCTGGACGAGTCGCCCGTGTCGGTGGTCTACAGCGACGTCGCCAAGGCGCACCAGGCCCATGTGCGGGACCGGATCACGGACGCCGACCGGGCCGCCGGCTCGGGCGGGATTGCGCTCTCGGAGATCATCGCGCGCACGATCAACTTCGAGCGCATCACGATCATCGAGCGGTGGACCGAGAACGGCCAGGAGCGGTCCCGCACCGACCCGGTCGCGACGGCCAAGGTGCAGTACAAGCAGGAGCAGATCCAGCGGAAGTGGCAGCGGTGGATGCGCGGGGGCGAGTGGGCGCTCAAGCTCGAGGACGCGTACAACGACAAGGTGAACGTGTCGGTGGCGCGGAAGCACACGCCGCCCGCCGTCGAGACGCTCCCCGGCGCCGACCCCAAGGTCAAGCTCCGCCCCCACCAGCTCCGCGACGTCTTCCGGGCGCTCCAGAACAGCCACCTCAACAGCCACGAGGTCGGCACCGGCAAGACCTACATCATCATCTCGACCGCGCTGGAGATGCGCCGGCTGGGGCTGGCCCGCAAGCCCATGATCGTGGTGCAGAACAGCACGGTGGGGAGCTACGCCCGCGCGTTCGCGGCGCTCTACCCCTCCGCCCGCGTGCTGGTTCCCAGCGACAAGGACTTCGAGACCAAGAACCGCAAGCGGACGCTCCAGTCGATCGCGTCGAACGATTGGGACGCGGTCATCATCCCCCAGAGCCAGATCGAGAAGATCCGCAACGACCCGGAGCGGGAGCGGGAGTACGTCGCCCAGCTCCAGGACGAGCTCGAGCAGGCGATCGTCGACGAGGGCGTGGACCCCGAGAAGGCCCGCTTCTCGCGCGACCCGAAGGTGAAGGTGCTCGCCCGCCGGCTCAAGGCGGTGCGTGACCTGGCCGACAAGCTCCTCCGGGACGACTCCAAGGACGCCGAGGTCATGGCGTTCGAGGAGATGGGCGTCGATGCGCTCCTGGTTGACGAGGCCCACGCGTACAAGAAGCTGGCGTTCGTGACCGTGCTCCCGAACATCAAGGGGCTGGACACGTCGTTCAGCAAGCGCGGGCTCAACATGCTCATGAAGACCCGCTACGTCCAGTCCCGCCGCGGGGGGAAGAACGTCCACTTCTACACCGGCACGCCGATCACCAACACGATCGCGGAAGCCTGGACCATGATGCGCTACCTCCGCCCGGACGTGCTCGAGGCGGCCAGCATCGGGAGTTTCGACGAGTTCGTCGCGACCTTTGCTCTGCGCTCCACCGAACACGAGATGCAGGGCGGCATCATGCTCAAGCCGATCGAGCGGCTCCGCGCCTTCAACAACGTCTCCACCCTCCAGCAGCTCTGGCTCCAGGTGTCCGACGAGCAGACCGCCGAGGACGCCGGGATCCCGCGCCCGGAGATCGAAGGCGGCGGGCGCGAGGTCAAGGACATCCCCAACACCGAGATCATCGCCAAGTTCATGAAGCATCTGCTCCGCCGGTACAAGGCCTTCGAGCGCATGAGCCCGAAGGACCGCTACCTCAACAAGCACATCCCGGGGCAGATCAACAACGCGGCGCGGGCCGCCGCGGTGGACATCCGGCTCATCGCCCCGGACCTCCCGGACGACCCCAAGAGCAAGCTGAACGTGGTCGCCAAGGAGGCGGTGGAAATCTGGAAGCAGACCGAGTCGTTCGACGGGGCGCAGGTGCTCTTCCTCGATCGGTTCCAGCGGGAGGTCCTGGAGCCGACCGGCAAGACCGAGACCGACCCGGAGACGGGCACGGAGGTCCCCAAGTACCGCAAGGTCGTGGCGTTCAACGCCTTCCACGAGCTGAGGCGGAAGCTCATCGCGCTGGGCGTGCCGGCCGAACAGATCGCGGTCATGACGGACCCGCAGTACGAGAAGATCGACTCGCGCGAGCCGGTGTTCGAGGCGGTGCGCCAGGGCAAGGTGCGGTTCGTGCTCGCGACCAGCGAGCGGGCCGGAGTCGGCGTCAACATGCAGGACCGGCTGGTGGCGCTCCACCACATCGACGCCCCCTTCACGGCCGCGATGATGGACCAGCGCGAGGGCCGCATCCAGCGCCAGGGCAACGAGACGGTCCAGCTTTCGGGCGGGACGTTCAAACCCCGGATCATCGGGTGGGGCGTGCGGGGGACCTACGACTCCGGGCAGTACGAGCGGCTGTCGCGCAAAGCCAAGATCCAGTGGCAGTTCCGGCTGGGAACCAACGTCGGGGAGACCATCGACGACGACCAGGACGTCCTCTCCTACGCACAGGCCGCGGCCACCATCGCGGACAACCCGCTCTTCAAGCGGCGGGCCGAGCTCGAGTCGCAGATCCGGGAGTTGAAGGACGCCGAAGAGGAGTTCCAGCAGGGACAGGTGTACCTCCAGCGCCGCATCCGTGAGGGGCGCGAGGAGGCCGAGGCCCGGCGCCGCAACGCCCGGGAGGTCCGCGAGAAGATCGCCCGCTACTACCGCCCCTACGCCGCGAACCCGCAGGTCTCGATCGACCACGGCGAGCCGGTCTCGACCGAGGAAGAGCTGTCCAAGGCCGTCAAGGAGTACCTCGAGCGTGCCGGCGAGGGCGCGGCGAACCGGCTCCGGTCCCACATCCGCGGGCAAGTAGACCGCGGCAGGAAGAGGCCTGAGACGGGGGACAGTTGGGACCTGGTCCCGATCGTGGCGAACGGGCACAGCCTCCAGCTCGAGGTGCGCGCGTACCTGGACGACAAAGAGGCGGGGCTGAAGGATCTCGACAAGGCGAAGATCAACGTCGAGTTCCGGGTGGGGTCGTACCGCGCCAACGGCTGGGTCAAGAGCCACATCGGCATCATCAGCGGGATCGACTCGCTCATGGACCCCGAGGGCGCCGAGTTGGTCGCCGCGCAGTTGGACCGCAGCGCCAAGGAGCTCGACCAGGAGGCCGCCAAGTCCGAGTCGAAGCTGAAGGCGACGTTCGAGGACGCCGCCGACCTCGAGCGGGCCGAGGAGGAGCTCAAGGGCGTGATGGAGGAGTTGGCCGCCCAGGGCAACGAGGTCGAGAACGCTCCCGACGACGAGGCCGACGAGTGGGAGGGTGTCGTCTCCAACCCGATCACCGACCCGGACGACCACGGTGGGGCGCCCGCGGACGCCGCGGCCGACGAGGACGACCCGGGGTCGAAGTGGTACATCTGGCAGGAGGGCAACAAGTTCCTCGACGTCGAAGGGCACCCCTTGGCGGTTGAGGGAGACTTCCTCCCGGGCGTGGAGTTCTTCTACCTCAAGCCCCGGGGGCGCGAGCAGGAAGCGCAGGTGTACGAGGCCAGCACGGGCATGAGGGTGTCCCGGGTCGACAAGTCCGACATCGCGGGCGGGTTCAAGGCGGTGATCGAGAGGATCGGCGGGGTTGCCGCGTTCAACACTCTGGTAACTCGCGCTCGGGAGAAGAGCGGAAAGACCCCGCGGTTCCTGGCCAACCACCCCGCCAATCCCACCGGGCCGGTCGTGCGCCCGGGCGAGCGCGAGGGGTTCCTCGATCGCCTCGAGGGGAAACTGGGGCAGATGGTTCGGGACGCCCGCGCCGATCTGAAGTCCCTGGGGATCCGCCGCGGGCGCGACACCGGCTCCGAGATCATCACCCGCGGCATGGTCAACGTCGCCATCATCGCCGCCGGAACCGCCGCACAGAAGACCGTCCGCGGCGGCAGGGCGCTCGGGAAGATCGTCCGCGAGACCATCGCCACCCACGCCCCAGCGCTCAAGGACCAGGCCCCCAAGATCGTCCGGATCGTCCGCGGGCTCCTGGCCGACGCCACCAAGCCGGACGGCTCGATCGACCAGGACGCTCTTGGGCGGGCGTCCGAGGAGCTGGCCGGGGCCGCCAAGCTCACCGAGAAGGGTCCCGCCGGCGTCGCCCGGGCGCTCCAGGTGGCCCGGAAGCGCGGCGGGGTGAAGGTCGCCAAGCGGGCGGCCCGCGAGACCATGCGGCTCGTCCGCCGCACCGAGCAGGAGGCGGAGGCCCGGATCGACGCCCTTGTGCCCAGGATCCTCCGGTCCCTCCGGACAGCCCGCCGGCAGGGCGCGGCTCTCAAGGGCATCGAGGCCCGTGCCGACGCCGCGGAGGTGGCGAAGGCGACCAAGGAGCGGGAGGCAATCGAGCGGGGCATCCGGCGACAGATGGCGGTCCTGCTCCGCGCCATGCCGGCGGAGGTGAAGGCCAATTTCACCGAGACCATCGCGGCGGCAAAGACCCCGGTCGACCTCGCTCGGGCGGTCAACCGGATGCGGCGGGACCACGCGCTCTACCGGGCTCGGATGGCGCGGCGAGCGCTGGGGCGGCTCGTGAAGCCCAAGCGGATGGCTCGGCTGGACAACGCCCGCCGCGCGGCGATCAACTCCCTCGTCAACTCCCTGGGGCCCGACTGGCAGTACACCAAAGAGAAGGGCAAGACCGCGACGGGGTCGCTCCAGGTCGCCCGGACGTTCGTCGATACGCTCGAGCGGGTGCGGGCCATCTACGGCGAGCACGCGGCCGAAACCCGCGCCATCGCCATCCAGGAGCAGATGGAGCGCGAGGGCAAGGTCAAGGCCGCCCTGGTCAACATCCGTCGCGCGAAGCTGATCAAGACAGAGCCCGGAGTCGCCGAAGACGCGGAGGTTTCATGGTGGGCACGCTTCCAACGCAAGCACCTGGACGTGTGGAACATGCTCCGCACGATCGAGGGGGAGTGGCTGGACGACAAGAAGGCGGTCATCCTGTCGGAGTGGCAGAAGCTCAAGGGGGACGAGGAGGGGTACTTCAACCTCCGTCGCTGGGCCGAGGCGAAACTCGACCAGTACGCGAAGCGCGCCGGGTTCAAGGGCCTGGGAGATGCGATGATGCGCGCGGCCGGCACGATGGGCGAGGGGAGCCTGAAGCGCGTCGAGATCAAGCTCGGAGGGCGGAAGGTCCGGATCAAGCTCGACGAGCTCATGCACCTGGCCGCTTTGGACGAGGACACCAGGACGCTGATCGACGGGGGAGCCCCACTCAAGTTCGCCCGCGGGACTCTGCGCAAGGGCATCAGCGCCACGCTCGAGGAGATCGACGCGGCGGTGCGGACCCTGACGCCCGAACAGCGGTCGCTCGTGCGGAACGCAAAGAAGCTCATCGAGGAGCGGCGCCCGGAGGTGTTCAAGGTCATTCGCTATCTGACCGGGCGTGAGCCCAAGATGGTGTGGGGGTACTTCCCCCGTTCTCGCGACAGCTCTGTGCCTGACTCCGGCCTCCCCTCGGCGTGGAAGTCGACGGATCTGATCAACAAGTATCTCGAGAACGCGGACATGGGCAAGGAGCGCACCGGCGGCACAAGCCGTGCCATCGTGATCGGGGGACTCCTCCGCACGACGTCGGAGCACCTCGACGAGACCGCCAAGATCCTCTCCTTCGCGGTGCGTGTGCGGCGGATCGAATCGCTGATCCGGCATCCTGACGTCCAGGACGCGATCGAGTCCCGGTTCGGTGCCTCGGCGTTCCACGCGCTGCGGGAGCACCTCAAGGCGGCGACCAGGGTCAACGAGCAGCCGCACACGGCCGCGGGCCGGATCGCGCAGGCGATTTCCTCGCGGATCTCCGGGGCGTTCCTGGCGCTCAACGAGCGGACGTGGCTCCGCCAGCTCGGCGGCATCGCTCGTCTCTCGCCGGTGCTGGGCGTGCGGGACTTCGCGGCCGGCATCGCCGGATTCTCGCGCGTGAGCCTCAAGTCGATGATGCAGGCGTCGGGGTACCTCTGGGCCCGCTACCACGGGGACTCACACGCCCGGTTCAGCCCGACGGCCTCGAGCGAGATCGAAGCCCTCGACGAGCCCCAGTTCGGCCAGAGCATCAAGGCGGTGCTCCGGTCGTTCCGGCAAGGCCGGATCTGGGAGGGCCTGACGCTCCCGATGCGCCGCCTGTTCCAGTCCATCCGCATCGTCGACTGGTTCGACTCGATGTCGGCTCGGGTCGCCTGGGCGGGTTTCGAGGCCAAGGCGAAGCGTGAACACCCCGAGTGGTCCGACCGGCAGCGCACAAGGTGGGTCGCGACAAAGGTTTCCGACGCCATCCGCGATACCCAGAACTCGACGTCGGTCCTCGACCTTAGCGGCATGGCGATCCATGTGCGCGGCACGGCGCTCCAGCCGTTCCTCGCCTTCACGTCCGATCCGTTCCGCTCGTACAACCGATGGGTGCGGGCGCGCAAGCAGGGCGTGCGCGCGGCGGCGGGGATGGCGGCGGCGGAAGCCGTCAACATTGTGTGGTCGGCGGCTGCGACGGCTGGATCTGTGGCGTTCTGGGGCGGGCTCACCGGCGGCGGAGACGACGACGAAGACCGGCGCAAGATGACGCCCGGGCAGCGGGCACTGTGGGGGACGGCGTCGGAGCTGGTTGGGGCGTTCGTGCCTGGCGGCACCATCGTCGGGTCGAGCCTCGTCCGGGGGGCGCAGAGTGCGGTCGTCGGTCTTCCTTCGGGCGATGCGGTGCTTGATGCGCCCGTGTTGTCCGTGATGAACGAGATCGGCCGATCGGGCGGGCAGGCGATCGCGGGCGCCATACAGATGGCGGACGAAGACCCCGACGTCGCGGAGCGGGGGCAGCGGAAGCTCGGGCGCGCGCTCCTACACGCCGGCGAGGGTGGCGTGGCGATGTGGGGGAACCCCGTCTACGTGCCGATCACTCGGATTCGGAGCGTAGTGCAGGAGGCGATGCGCGACGCCGACGACGAGTAAAGGGCGAACCGCCAAGAGGTTGAGAGAAATCCTCCGAGCGGGAACGAAAGTCGGCTTGACGGCGAGCCGATGGAGTCGCTACCTTGGTGGTGCGAGTCAGATGTGAAGAGCCACCACCGAAATTCTGAGACCGTCCGCCACCCGCAAGGGCTGACTCGCACTCTGTCTCTTCATGAGAGGCGGGCGGTCTCACTTTCTCGTTGGAGGAACGCATGAGCACGGACACGAGCAGCGGGCGGGGCAGCGGGAACACGCCTTACAGGCGGTCAAGAGCGTCGGAGCGGCGGAAATCAGGCGAGCGGTTGCGGCGCTCCTGCGGGGAGCGTCCGATGGGCAGCAACAAGCAGGGTGAGCACACGCCGGGACCGACCTGGACCAAGATTGTCGTCACCGACGCCGAGCGTCGCGTCGGCGTCTACACGGCCGATGAGTTCCGCGCCGCGTTCCCGGGCGTTCTGAAGGACGAGCACATCACGTCGATTCTCACGCGGCAGGTGGCTGGCATCGGCATGGATGCATTCCGGTGGGCTAGGCCATATACACCTGACGACGCTCTGAGGGCCGCCGCCCCGTCGCTTCTCGCGGCGTGCAAGGCGCTCTGCCGTCGGCTCGAATCCAACGAGCTGGTGAACCGGCCCAACACGCCGGGAAACGAGTACGACCAGCCAGCGTACGACGCGGCGCGCGCCGCCATCGCACTCGCCGAAGGGAGCGGGCTGGCAGACTCGAATACCTCACTTCACGAAGCGGCGGAATCGACGCGGGACCCGCAACCCCCCCCGACGTCGAACGGTGCACCGGCTGGAACACAGACCCCCGGAGATGTGGGCTCCTCCGGGGTCCCGGCGTGGCACGCCGACGTGCGCGTGGAGTACCTCAGTCGCTCGCAAGGATTCGACGGCCCTGGCGGCACGCGCACCGTCGGAAGATGGCGAGTCATCCATCTGCCGAGCCGGTCGGTGCTCGGCGGTGGCGGTTGGTACCCGGTGGAGGGTCATATCGCGTGCTGTGCCGAGGCGGGTCCCGGGTGCTGGTTCGATGATGAGGCTCACGCCCGATCGATCTTGGCGAGCGCCCCCACGCCTCCTCCCGTGCGTTCTGAGCAGGCGGAAGAGCCCGGCGGGCTCGACGACGACGGGATGCCCAAGGCGGGCAAGCCGGAGTTCTTCGGCAAGTCCAACGTCCGCCCGGTGAGCGTCCCCGAGCAAAAAGAGTTCGACGAGACCCTGGACGCGTTCGGCATCGGCGAGCACCCGGGGCAGGACACGCAAGTCGCGTGCAGGCTGGCCCTGGATCTCCTCACGCGGGAGCGCCGCATCCTCGTGGCGAGCAACACGCTCGGAGGTGTCGACGACGTCTCGAAGGTCACCGACGCCGACGTCAAGGAAGAAATCGCCGAGTTCGACCACGCGATCGAAGCCCTGAATGCGGTGGTGTGCATCAAGCCCCCGGAAGGGAAGGGGGCGCCCGCGGCCCCCTCTCCCGTTTTTCAGACCTGGGACGGCAAGACCGTCCACTACGGCAGCGTCATCTGCCCCGTCACCGCCCCCGACTCGCAGTGGATCGCGGGTGCGGAAGACGACGAAGAGTTCACTGGCTGCATCTGGCTCCAGCACCTCCACACCGACGCCCGGATGCGGCTCTCGCGCGAGGCGTGCGGGAAGTGCTGGGAGCTCGCCGTACACCGGGCCAGCGCGACCGCCCCCACAAAGGACCCGGCCGACCTCGCGCAAGTGATTTTCAACGCCCTGGACGAGCGGACCATCAGCCGCGAGAAGGTCCGGGGCCTCGTGTGTCAACTCCTCCTCTTGGCCCGCTAGTCGCGGTCCGACTGCGCCGCCGTCTCATCACCGGCGCCGCGGTCGCACCGAGTCCGGGAGATTTGCATGAGCCTCACCCCCGCACAACTGATCGAGCGCCGCAAGGGCATCGGAGCCTCCGAGGTCGCGGCATTCCTCGGCATGGACCCGAACCGCACCCTCGGCGAGTGCGTGCTCGACAAGCTCAGCCTGCTCGCCCCGGAAACCGAAGACGAGAACGACGCCGCGGCATGGGGCGACGTCATGGAGCCGCCCCTCGCCCGGTTCTTCGAGCGGCGCCGCAACTGCCGCGTGGTGAAGCCGGAGGCCCCGTACGTCCACTCCGGCGGCATCCTGCGGGCAAACCTGGACTGGCAGCTCTACGCGGCCGTGAAGGGCAACGCACCGCTGGAGTGCAAGTGGACGACCGCGGCGGTGGACACCTGGGGCGACCCCGACCAGGGCGAGAACGCGGTACCGAAGAAGGTTCTGCTCCAGGTGACCGCCCAGATGGTCTGTGCCGAGGCAGACGTCGCGTACGTCGCCGCCGCGCTGAACCGCTTCGGGCGGGTCGAGTGGGTCGAGTACGAGATCCGCCGGAACGAACGCCTCGCCGACGCGATGGTGTCCAAGCTGTCGAACCTCTGGCAGCGGCACGTCATCGACCGCGTGCCCGTCCCGGACGCGCAGCAGCCGGACGGGGAAGTCCTCAAGCGGATCGAGCGGATCCCGAAGTCGGTGGCGATCCTCCGCGACCCCGCCGAGGTGATGGAGTGGAAGCGGTTGAAGGACGAGGCGGCGGAGCTCGAGAAGAAGGCGAAGGCCGCCCGCGACCTGGTGATGCTCCGGCTGGGGACCGCCGAGGCCCTTTACGGCCCGGACAACCAGCTACTCGCCACGTTCTACCAGACGAAGGGGAAGGAGGCGTTCGACCTCGAGGCGTTCCGGCGGGAGCACCCGGATCTCGCCGCGAAGTACACGACGACCAAGCCGGGACACCGGATGTTGCTCTGCAAGGTGAAGGACACTCAGGAGGCGTAGCGATGTCACAGATGATGAAGGCGGCGGATGGAACGGAAGTCTCGAACGGGGCGATCCAGAAGAAGCCCACCAACACCATCCAGGGGCTGCTCGAAGCCAAGATGGGCGCGATCAAGGCGGTAGCGACGAAGCACCTGACGGCGGAGAAGATCGTCAAGCTCGCGCTGGTCGCGTGCTCGCGGACCCCGCTCCTGCTCGAATGCCACCCGATGAGCATGCTGCAGGCGGTGATGAACGCGGCCGAGCTTGGGCTGACGCCCGGCCCGCTTGGGCAGTGCTACTTCATCCCCTTCCGCAACAACAAGAACAACACGATCGAGTGCCAGTTCATCATCGGCTACCGCGGGCTGATCGAGCTTGCGCGCCGCTCGGGGAACATCATCAGCATCCAGGCTGAGGTGGTCCGCGCGGGCGACGAGTTCGAGTTCGAGTACGGCATCGAGCCGAAGTTCCGGCACGTCCCGAAGGCGACCGAGCTGAAGCCGGAGAACATCACGCACGTCTGGGCGATCGCCCACTTTGTCGGAGGCGGGCACCAGGTCGTCGTGATGCGCCGGCCGGAGATCGATCGCATCCGCGGGATGTCCAAGGCTGGGCAGTTCGGCCCGTGGAAGGACCACTACGCGGAGATGGCGAAGAAGACGGCGGTGCGCCGGCTCTGCAAGATGCTCCCGCTCACGCCCGAGGCTGCGGCCGACATCGGCATCGCCGAGTCCCACGACGCCGACGGGTTCGAGTTCAAGATGCCGGAGGGGATCGCGCCCGAGGTGGACGCCGACAACCTGCTCGCCTCCGACGCCCTGGCGAGCGCGATCGAGGGCGGGGCCGAGGTCGTGCCCGAGGGCGGCGGGAGCACTCTGGGCGCCGACCTCCAGAAGAGCATCGACGCGGAGGACGCCTCCAAGAAGGGCGAGCAGGGCTCGCTCATGGGCGACGACAAGCCGGCGGTGGGCACGGTGGACACCAAGCGGAAGAGGTAGCACGTAGGGGAGGCGGCGTGGCTGGAGAGCGCTGCCGCGGTGCGCGACCCCTTCACCGGGGAAGTGCGACCGAAGGACTCAAGAACTCGGACGCCGGCTCGGAAGGGTGAGAGTCCGCAGAAACGCAGGTTCAACTCCTGCCCTCCCCGTTTCAGAAAACACCGGCCCGCGTGGGCCGCAGGAGAACGCAGATGGCAGACGCACCGAAGAAGGCAGACAAGCAGACCGAACGCATCATCCGCAACCGGCTCGCCGAGGCCGCCGCCGACATCAAGGACGCCAAGGACCTCAAGGGTCAGGAGCGGCACGACACGATCCTGCGGGCGCTTCGCTCGTTGTCTCAAGCGGTCGAGGCCGCCGCGACGGAGGACGGCGTGGTGGGCGTCTGCGGGGGCGCGTCGCCCTCGCAACCCGCCAAGGTGCCGGCGGGGTTCGCGGTTCCGGCTGGGTAGTGCTGGGCCGCGTGCGCTCATCGCCGGAAGGTGGTGGGCGAGATTTCCACCAAGGAGGACACGCCATGAAGAACTAACCCGTCCCGTCCCCGTCGTCTCGCCGCCCCGCGTGAAGAGGGCAGTCAACTCGCCCCCGTTGGAGGAACCGGCGGGGGTTTTTCGGAACACGAGCGCCATCGAGACCTGGTCCGCCTCCATTTGTGGGGCCTGCCAGCATCTTCGTAGGAGTTGGGCGCAGCGGGTCTTAGCCCGCGTTCCGTCTCTCCCTCAGCGAAAGCGAAGGGGAGGGATTTCGGCCGGTTCGCTCGTCGCGCTCCGGCCCCTCGCTCCGCACCGACCTGCGGGGCGGGACTTCCCCCCTCTCCCTTGTCCCCCATCTGTGAGAAGGCAGTGAACCCCGGATGAACGTGCGAGAAATGAAGACAAACCCGGACATTTCCGCGGTCATCGAAGGGCGCTCGCCGTGGTGCGTGGTATGCGCCGATTGCCTCGACGTGCTGAAGACGCTCCCGGCCGGGTGCGTGGACGCGGTGGTTACGGACCCGCCGTATGGCTTGGATTACCCGTATGCCTCGTACGACGACACGCCCGAGAATCTTGAGGCTCTGATCGCTGGATACTTGCCAGCGTGTAGGCGCGTTGCTTTTCGGGTGGTGGTGTTCCCTGGGATTACGAACCTGTGGCGATACCCGCGGGCTACGTGGGTGCTGTCGTGGTCGTGGAACGACACGAGCCATTACGGCTTCGCGGGCATCACCCAGTGGCAGCCGGTGTTGCTCTACGGGCCCGACATCGAAGGGTTTGGAAGCATCAACGGCGTTCTGAAATCCGATCGGATTCATTTTTCGGACGGCAACGGCATCGGCTTCCTGGCTCAGTACAGGAGCAAAGAACACCCGTGCCCAAAGCCTGAAAAGCTGATGACTCATTTGGTGCGACGGTTCTCCAACGAAGGGCAAATCGTCCTCGACCCCTTCGCCGGTTCCGGCACTACCGGCGTCGCGTGCGTCCAGACCGGCCGCCGGTTCATCGGAATCGAAATTGACGAGAAGTACGCGGCTATCGCGCGCCGTCGCATCGCCGACGCTGCCCCGCTCTTCGTTGCGCCACCGAAGGCCGCAGACCCCGCGCTGTTCCAAGGAGACCCCGCATGAAAGAGCCCCCCGACTGGTTCGAGCGCGCCCTCCGCACGCTGGCCGTCCTCGGGGCCGCCGCCATTGTGGCTCTCACGGTCACCGTCGCGCTGGTCGGGGTGCCGGGGGAGGTGCAGTCGTGACCTACTGCGTCCTCAACGGCGGTCCCGCTGACGGGCTCCGCATCCCGACCGCTGACCACTGGTGCACGCGGCGGATTGTGATCTACCGCGGCGAGCGCGGCCCACCGGAGACGGCCCCAGACTTTGCCCGCCCTGCGGTGTACCTACGTGACGAGACGGATCAAGGAACGACGGAGGTTGTCGGCATGGACGGCGTGAAGCGCGAGTTCCCGACACTGGGCTACAGGTTCGAGCGGTGCGTACCGCGCGAGCTGGCGGCGAAGATCGAGCGGGTGAGGCAGACAGAAGCGGACGCCGAAGAGGCGGAAGGGAGGTCGGTGTGAGCAAATCATTTGGAGGCGAAGCGATTTGGCCAAAGGCGGCAGAGTATCGCGTGCAATTCTCGCTCTCTTGCGGGTATGTGATTGTCGATCCTGACGGGCGGGAATCGACGCTCGGCTACGCCAACAAGTCGCAGGCGGAGGACGTGGCCGCCAAAATGAACGAGGCGTCCGAACGTTGGACGGCTCCTGAGTTCATGTGGTCCAGCCAAGGTCCATTCACGGTTCAGGAACAGGCTGGACTCCCCGGAGATCGCGTCGTGTTCTCTGCCGTCGATCCATCGACTGGCATTACAACCGGCGCATGGGACACGCGGGAGCGGGCTGCGTCGGACGCCCGCGCGCTGAATGCCGCGTACCACCTCGGCCGCAACCACGAGAGCCACGACGCCGGAAGGGTCGTACAAGCGGCCCGTGACGCGCACGCGACCAGGCAGGACGACGTGTGCAACGACGCGCCGCATAGCGTCCACATCGACACCAACGCGGCGATCGCTCTGGCCGACGCAATTGAGTGGTACGACACGAAGGGGACGCGATGAACCTCGGACTCATGCTCGGAGATCCTGAATACGGCCGCGTCGTCTGGCGCTGGTCATACAAGGACCGGCGTCCGGTCGAGATGCAGTACCTCGGACGTAACCGTACGTGGCGGAAATGGCGTCGCGGCGAGATGACATGGAACGAGAACGGGCTCGGTGCGTGGTACGACAACCCCGTCAACTGCGCTTGGGGGCAGCTCGAACGACTCTCGTTCCGGCCGGGTAGCCGACGCACCGCCGAGGCCCAAGCAGACGACGTGTTCTCGGTCGCTTGCGAGTACGTCCGCCAGTTCTCGTCGCAGTTCAACAAGCCGTGCGGCGAGGTGTGGGCGAAGGGCTTGAAGCCGGAGGTGACGCCGTGAAAGAGCGCCCCATCCTGTTCTCTGGTCCGATGGTGTCCGCCATCCTCGCGGGGCGGAAGACGCAGACGCGGCGGCTGGTAAAGCTGAACGAGAAGACGATCCTGTCGCTCGGACAACGCAAGGCTGGTTTCGAGTATGACATCTCACTTGCGCGAGTTGGTGACGTTGGGGCTGTGGTGTCCGCGTTGGCGGGGAAGGAACGCCCTGCAACCAGCCAACAGATTTCCATCCCTGTTCGCCATCCGGGCGACGACTCCATCCCATTCGCTGATTGTGGGTACGAACGGCTTTACTGCCCCTATGGCGGTCCCGGAAGCCGCCTGTGGGTGAAAGAGTCGTACCGGCTCGAACGGAAATGGGACGACTACGCGCCCGGCGAGGTGCTCGCGGACATTCCCCCCGCGGTCTGGTACGAGGCCGACGAGCGGTCCACGCCGATCGCTGATTCCCCGTGGGGCAAGCTCCGTCCGTCGATTCACATGCCGTGGAAGATCCGGCGGATCACGCTGGAGGTGACCAGCGTCCGCGTCGAGCGCGTGCAGGACATCAGCGAAGCGGACGCGATCGCGGAGGGGTTGGAAGGCGGAGAGTCGTTCAAGGGAGGCGGAGAGGGAAGGCTGTTCACACCCCGCGAGAACTTCCTGCGTCTCTTCTACGACATCAACAAGCGTGCCCCGCGCGACGCGAACCCCTGGGTGTGGGTGGTCGAGTTCAAGCGACTGGAGGCCGCCCATGCCTGACCCCCTCGCGCCCCGCGGTGCCCAGGTCGAGCCCGCACCCGGCAACGGCTGCCTCGGTGCCGCCCGCTTCCTGGTCCTGTGGGCCATCTTCGTTGCCGGCGTCGCCGTCGGCGTTCTCGCATCGTGGGCATGGAGGGCATGGCTGTGACACACCTGCATGAGATCGACAGCGCAGAGGAAGCCGTCGATGCGATGGAAGTCGCCTGCCGAAAGCTCGTCCTCTCCCTCCGCGACCTCCACCGTGCCGCCATGCGTTCGAACGCCCCCAGCGCGTCCGTGACAGACCGCCGCGAACTCAAGCGGTGCGAAGACGCGGCGAGGCAGTGCGTCAAGGAAGTCGACGCCGCGAGCGACGAGGTGGTGTTCGCTACCGCGTGGCTGGCCGGACCCCTGCCGGAAGTGCCCGCGAAGGAAGGGAGGAAGACCGCATGAACATCGAAGACCTGAAGCTGACCCCGCGCGAGCTCGAAATCTGGCGGATGACCGCCGAGGGCGTCCCGTCCAAGCAGATGCACGACCACATTGGCGTGTCCAAGACCGTCGTGGATGCGTGCAGGACGCGCCTCTACCGCAAGCTCGGCGTGCGGACCAACATCGAGGCGACCCGCCTGGCCGTCTCGCTCGGCGTCGTCTCACGCGAGTGGGCGCCGGCCGCGGTGGGAGGTGCGGCTTGAACCCCTCGACCGTCCTGGTCGGCGACGTGCTCGACGGACTGCGTTCGCTCCCGGACGGGTGCGTTCATTGCTGCGTGACGTCGCCTCCCTACTGGGGTCTGCGCGACTACGGCGTCGAAGGTCAGATTGGTTTGGAGGCGACGCCCGACGCATTCGTGGCGCGGATGGTGGAGGTGTTCGGCGAGGTGCGGCGGGTGCTGCGGGAGGACGGGACGCTGTGGCTGAACCTGGGGGACAGCTACGCGGGCTCTGCGCGTGGTGGCCACCCGGGCGAAAAGAGCACGCTCGAGGGCTATACGGGAAGCCAGGACGAGGCGCGGCGGGCGCGGATGACGCAGAGCCGCCGGCGTGACGACGCGATGATCCCGCGGAGCGACGTGGCCGTTGACGGCCTGAAGCCCAAAGACCTCTGCATGATGCCGTGGCGGGTGGCGCTGGCGCTCCAGGCGGACGGGTGGTGGATTCGCTCGGTGATCGTCTGGGCGAAGAAGAGCCCGATGCCCGAGAGCTGCCGGGACCGGCCCACGTCGAGCTGGGAGCCGATCTTCCTGCTCACGAAGAGCGAGCGGTACTTCTACGACGCGGAGGCGGTGAAGGAAGCGGCGGAGTATGGATTCTGCCCTGGTGGCATGAGGGCGTCGGGACGATACCTGAACGGCAACATCGACAACGACGGCCAGGTCGCTGCAAACACAACGGTAACACCGGGCAGTGGTGGTACCCGCAACCTCCGCAACGTCTGGCACCTGGGGCCGGAGCCGTACGCCGATGCCCACTTCGCAACTTTTCCAACCGAGATCCCGCGCCGCGCGATCAAGGCCGGCACCTCCGAGAAGGGGTGCTGCCCCAAGTGCGGCGCGGGGTGGGTGAGGATGGTGGAACGTCCCAAGCCACCTACCAGCATGTACACAAACAGCAGAAAACCCGACGACATCAAGCCGTGTGGTGGCGGCGGAGGCATGGGCCAGAAGCTACAGGACTGGTACGACGCGAACCCCGCGAGGACAACCGGCTGGTCCCCCTCGTGCGAGTGCTCCGGGGGCGCGGGCGAGCCCGTCCCCTGCCTCGTCCTCGACCCCTTCCTCGGCTCCGGCACCACCGTCGCCGTCGCCCGTGAACTCGGACGCCACGGCGTCGGGTGCGAGCTGAACCCGGAGTACGCACAGCTCGCTCGCGAGCGGATCGGACGGGCGGAGAAGCCGCTCACCTTCAGGAGCAGCAAGGCCACCGACGGCGGCCTCTTTACGGAGGGCCACCAGTGAAGCCCAAGAACACCTCGATCATCAGCCCCGACAACCGCGACTCCAGCGTCGGACGCATCGACGAAGCTGTCCGACACCTGCTCCGCGTCCGCGAGACCGCCAGGATGCTCGAGAACAAGCTCGCCATGCTCCGCATCTCCGTCGTCAAGTCTGCCGGCGCTTCGGGCCCGGACCAGCAACAGGCGCTCCGCGACCTGCGCGTGTTCGAGCGGGAGTCGCTCCATGCCCGCAACGTGTTCGATCTGGCGTGCGAGGAGACGACGTTAGCGACGACCTGGTTGTCGTCGAAGGAGGGCCATTGAACCGCGCGTACAGCACCAACCGGGCGTTCACGTCGTGCTACATCCCGGCGGCCAAGACGCCCGAGACCAAGCTCCTGGACGTCGTCGCCGCCTCCCAGGCCGCCCGCGTGCCCAACTACGCCAAGGGCGACGTGGTGACCTGGGACATCGGTGGCGGGCCCCAGCACGGGAAGGTCGTCGCGATGCACCCCGGCTGCACCGTCGTCCAGCAGGGCGGACCCAACGGCCACATCGTCAAGCTCGCGCCCGACCGGCCGAGAAAGGCGGGAACGTGACCGAACTCGAACGCAAGATCCTCGAGCATCTCGAAAGCCTCCCGGCCTGGGCTTCACTCCACGAGCTTCGGGGCGTGGTGGGCGGGCACAGTGATTCTTGGTTGTCGTCCCGGCATGGCTCGACGATTGGTGGGGCGGTGAGGTCTTTGGAGTCCGCCGGTCTGGTCGAGACACGCGGCGGGTGGGAAGGCGGCCAGTTCGTGGTCCGCAGAAAGGCAGGATCATGACCACAAGAGCACCAACCGCACCGCTCAGCAAGACCGAGCTCGTCGTCCTCGCGCTCATCGCCGACGGGCTCACCAACCGCGAGGCCGCGAAGCAGCTCAACCGCTCGCCCAAGACCATCGACGGGCACCGGACGCGGATCTACCAGCGCCTCGGCGTGCGAAACCACGCGGAGGCGACGCGGATGGCCGTGGCTATGGGCGTCGTGCCGGTCGAGTTCGCGGGGGTCGGCAGGCGGGGAGGAGCATCCTGAGTGTGGCTCTACCTCCCATCAACATGCTCTCCCTCTGCGCCGGCTACGGAGGCCTCGACCTCGGAGTTGAGCTCGTCCTCGGCCGCGCGGCTCGCGTCGTCTGCTACGTGGAGCGCGAAGCCGCAGCGGCCGCGATTCTGGCAGGGCGCATGGAGCAAGCGGCCCTGGCTCCGGCTCCTGTCTGGGGTGACCTGCGAACCTTCGACGGCCGACGCTGGCGTGGAGTCGTGGATCTCCTCTCTGCGGGCTACCCGTGCCAACCGTTCAGCCACGCCGGCCGACGTGGTGGGCATGACGATCCTCGCCACCTTTGGCCCCAGGTCGCTCGCATCGTGCAGGAGGTCGAGCCCGGCATCGTGTGGCTCGAGAACGTCCCAGGACACCTTTCTCTGGGCGCGGAAACCGTCCTCCTCCATCTTCGCCTCTTGGGCTACCGAGCTACGGCGGGACTGTTCTCGGCGGAGGAAGCGGGCGCGCCTCATCGCCGCGTCCGGATGTTCATCCTCGGGGTGGCAGACTCCGAAGGTCTCGCGCTCGGCGTACACGCGGGACAACGGGGACCCGGAGCAGGAGCGCCCGGGGCTCATGAGGCAGGCGGAGCAGTGGTCAACGCCGAACGTGCCGGACCGCGGCAAGGAGTCGCGGGCGAGCAAGGCGCGGCGGGGAAGCGGAGGCGTCGATCTCCAGACGCAGGCGGGAGCCTGGCCGACGCCCCTCGCGACGGGCGCGGAGGACGCGGAATCGTCGGGGGCTCGTCACTCGCGGGGCGTGACGGACACGCTGACCGCGGTAACGAGCTCCCTCTGTGGCCTCCTGGCCCCAGCGAGCGAGAGCGCTGGGCCGACATCGTCCGAGCCTTCCCCGACCTCGCGCCGGCGGTTGAACCCCGCGTTCGTGGAGTGGCTCATGGGCACCCCTCCCGGCTGGACCGGCTCCGGGCTCTCGGAAACGGAGTGGTCCCTCTGGTCGCGGCGCATGCGTTCGTGTCTCTCTGGGCTTGTCTCGAGGCTGTAGCACCCAAGGAGGGGTGATTCGTGGCTGGAGACTGGTTGAAATGGTCGAAGGGGTTCGCCCGCAAGCGCGAAGTCATCGCCTGCGCGAGCAAGCTCAAGCTCCCCCGGCGGCTCATCGCCGGCATCCTCATGGAGCTCTTCGAGTGGGCCGACGACAACACCGCCGACGGTAACGTTCGCAGCGTTACAGGTTCGGACATCGACGCCGTCGTGGACTGCCCGGGGCTCGCCGCGGCGCTCGAAGAAGTCGGGTGGCTCCGCGTGGCCGAACGGGGCATCACCTTCGTCAATTTCTCGAAGCACAACGGGCAAAGTGCCAAGGCGCGGGCACTTACGTCGGAGAGGGTGAAGCGCGCGCGTAACGCTGCGAGCGTTTCAGAACCGTTACCAGAGAAGAGAAGAGAAGAGAAGAGTAAGAAGAAAGACAAAACCCCCCTACCCCCCAAGGGGAATTCCAGCTCCTCGACGTCGACGAGCCCAGATCCCGACCCCCCCGAAGACCTGACCGAGCCCATGCGCGACGCGTGGCGCCGTTGGTGCGCCCACCGTCGGCAGATCAAGCACGCCGTCCGTCCCGCGCAGGCCGACGCCCTCGCCGGGAAGTTCCGTGAGCTCGGCGAGGCCCGCGTAGTCGCGGCCGTCTCTCACTCGATTCTCAACGGCTGGCAAGGGCTCTTCGAGCCCAAGGACAACAGCAATGGCAGACCAACCCAAGGAAACTCCTCCGGAAGTCCTCGAGGCGAACGCCAATCTGCTCTCTCGGCGCAGACAGCTCGGGCTGAAGAACGACGCGCCAGCGAAGGCGGTCGCTCCGTCCGACTTGCCCCGGCGACAGTCTTCGACTCCAGGGACCCCGACAGCGTTCCAGTCTGAACCGGCCCCCAGCCCCGACGACCAGCGCCGTGCGTACTGGGCGCAGGCCCGCGTTCCCGCGCGGCACGCGGAGGCCTTGAGGGCGGGTCCGGTGTTCCCTCGCGCAACGGTCGAGTCGGTGTGGCGCGGCATCGAGTCCGGCGCCGTGATCGTGCTGACCGGCGCCAACGGGACCGGCAAGACGCTGCTCGCGTGCGCGATGATCCGCCGGCGGATCCACACCCCGACCGCGCGGTTCCCCGTGCCGTCCGGGCGGTACGTGACGGCCAAGGACCTGTTCGACGCGATGCGGACCGAGGAGCGGTACGAGCCCGACCGCACACGCGAACAGACGAACCAGTTCCGGCGGTGCGGGCTGCTCGTGATCGACGAGATCGACGCGATCCGCGGGACGGACTTCGAGGACCTGGTGATGCGGGACCTGATCGACTTCCGTTGGCGCGAGGGGACCAAGGAAGCACCGAAGGCGACGCTCCTGATTTCCAACCGCGATCAGGCGTCTCTCGAGACGACGTTGCCGAACAGCGTGCTGGACCGCGCTCGGGGCGGTGGGATCTTCGAGATGACCGGGGAGAGCAGGAGGGGGGCATGAGCGACGAAGGCAACGACCTCTGCTTTTGCAGCCGGTGCGGCTCATCCTGCGGATGGGTCGATTGCGAGATGTGCGACGACGGGTTTAGCGGCCACGACTGCGGCGAGGACTCGTGCTGCTGTGAGTTCCCCGAGGACAACGTCGTCTGCGACACCTGTGGCGGAGATGGCGGCTGGATGCAGTGCATGGCGAGCGAGGAGTGGTGCCGCGGCAATCCGTTGCCCGGACACGAGAACGACCCTGGCAAGCCAACGTGGGATCCACCGATGGCGGGGCAGCCGGCGGGAGGGGGCGCATGAACAAGCAGCAAATCAACGTGCTCTGCGCGATCTACTCCGCGACCGATTGTTCCAACGGCGTGTTCGACTACGCGAGCCTGCACTGGACGCGAGCGAAGATTGCCGACGCGATGCCCGAGCTGGTCGAGAGTTGCGACGGCGTGACGACGGTGGACGGCGACGGCTTCACCGCTTGGGACAGCAAGGGGCGTGAGCGTGTTGGGCGTGGATTCAGGCTCACGAACGCGGGATATGAGGCGCTGACCGCGCACGACGCCGCGAGATACCCAGCGGATCGGGAGCATCGCAGATTCTGGAACGAACCAACCAACCCCCACCCCGCTCCGCCCGCGTCGGGCGCTGCGGTCGGGGCGATCGATGCAGGAGGCTGACATGGCCGAGAACGGATGCCCACCCAAAGTCTGGAAGCTCATCACCGCACTCCGCGAGGACAAGGGCCTCGAGATCGAGCGCGAGGCGACCCTCGTGAAAGACCGCAAGGAGCTCAAGACCGCGCTCGCTGGATGCCCCGCCGCCGAACGCGAGAAGCACCTCCGCGACCTGGGCGAGGTCGTGCTGTTCATCGAGGCGAGCCGCGCCCGAATCAAGTCCCTCGAGGACAAGATCGACACCGCCATCGTCGACGCGAACAGCCCCAAGCTCTTCGACGACGACGCGGAGGTCCCCGGGCCGGTGCGGACGACGGGTGAACTGTTCAAGTGGCTGAAAGAAGCGGAGAAGTCCAAGGCCACACAGGACAACCGCGAGCAGTACGAGGAGGACCTGTTGCGTCTCGACGTCGGGGAGATGAACCTCGATCCGCGCATCACGGCGTGCCTCGAAAAACACAAGATCAAGAAGATGAAGCACGTCTACGCGATCATCGACGACCCCAACGACGACTTCACGAACTACGACGGCATCGGCGGTGTCGGCGCCGCGGCGATCGAGAAGGCGGCGAAGGCGCTGGTGAAGAAGTGGGCGAAGGCCGAGAAGCCGATCGGGGAGGCGGCGAACGCCGAGCCCATCGGCGAGCCCGCGAACGCGTGACCGCACCCTCCGCGCTGGCCTGACCGCCGGCGTGGGGTTTCCCATGAACGAACCCATCACCATCAAGGTCCGCGGCGAGCCCATCCCGCAACCACGCGCACGCGGGCGCATCGCCGGCCGTCGACCCCGCCAGTTCGTCCAGTTCTACACCCCGTCCGTCTCCGCCGTCATCGGCCACGACTCCAAGGGCGAGCCCATCTACGGGCCCGACCAGCTCGCGCCCTGGAAGCGCGCCGTCGCCAGCGCCGCCCGCCTCACGATCCCCAAGGGCACCACGCTCCAGGGATTTGGCCTGGTCGAGCTCGATTTCTACATGCCGCGGACCAAGGAGCTCGAGAAGGCCAAGCACCCCGACGGCATCATCCCGTGCCGCTCGCGGTACAACGGCGACGGGGACAACCTCGCGAAGGCCGTGTTCGACGCCCTGACGACGACCGACGTGATTCTGTACGGCGCGGCGGATGGCGGCATCTGGGGCGACGACGCCGAGGTGTGGGACCAGCGCGTCCGCAAGTGGTACGTGGCCCGCGGCGCGGCGCCCGGGCTCGTGATCCGGATTCACCCGATGCCGGTGGAGGCCGCCCCGCTCTTCGCGGCGGCAGAGGAGACGAAGGTGTGACGGGCTACTCCGCCGCGGTCCGCCTCTGGGTCACGCTCGACGGCGAGCGAATCGACATCGGCCAGGTCGGAGGAGGTCGCATCTACTTCGACGAGCCCCGCACCGTCCGAGCGGGCCCGGCCACTCTGACCGTGGAAGTCGACGGCGACGCGGCCGTGCACGAGATCAACATCATCGGCGAACCAGGACCCGCGACGGTCTTCAGGTTCGAGAAGACAGGAGCGACGGCGTGAAGAAGCAGACGTACCGGCCCCGGACGCTTGCAGGAGCAACGCGCGAAGTTCGCCAACTCCGCAAGCAGAACGAGGCGCACCGTCGGTGGATCGAGATCCTCGCCCACCACCGACATCTTCTAGCGAAGCTCGCGGCCACCACGCCGCAGTTCGACAACCCACTGGAGGCCATGCGGGCACAGAACATCCGCGACCAAGTGCTCATGTCGAAGGCGTGGATGCCGCCAGAGGCCAAGGGGGCAGCATGAGCACGAACAGCAGCATCTCCCTCGTCCGCGCCTACTTCCCCAACGGCCTGTCGTTCTCCGGCTTCTACGAGACTTGCCAGCAGTGCCGACACTGCATCGACAACCTCGACAACCCCAAGCCTGGGCGTCTCTCGGCTCCCTTCAACACCTGCACCTGGGGCGTGCTCGATCTCATCCTGCACGGTCAGGCGACCGGCAAGAGCGAGTCTCAGCACGCGCCCGAGAACATGGCCGTCGTGAACGGATCGCCGAGGTGCCTGCGGTTCACGCCACTGACGTACCAGCACACCGACCGAGATCCGCCGATCCCGGACGTTCCGGGTCAGTTGATGCTCACCGAGTTCCCGGAGGTGCAGGCAGCCGATGCCACCACGACGCCGCGTCTCTAAACTCTCATCGGCCGGGCTCGCACTCGTCCACGAGTCGGTCAAAGACGAGGCCCAAATCCAAGCCGCGGTCCTCGCCGGCTGCTTCACCATGTCGTTCATGGCCGTCATGAAACATGTAGCTCCCCGGCTGTAGGGCTTTCCTTGGGGCGGAAGTACGGCTAAATTCCGGCCACACGAGGGTTTGTCGATGTCGAACAAGATCAGAGCGGTCCCCGCCGAGATGAAGGACCGCGAACGCCAGATCATCCTCTGGCTCGGGGATCAGAGCTGCCGCAAGGTCGACGACGAGGGCTTCACGCCCTGGGCGTCGCTCATCGAGCGGTCCGAGGACGAGGGCTTCATGATCTTCGACTTCTGGGATCAGCTCCGCTATCGGTGGGGCGCGGTGCAGATGCCGGAGGGCACCGAGCAGCCGCGTTGGTGCCTGACCTACACGGGCAACCAGTATTACGAGCTGCTCAAGGCCGAGATGATCGCCAAGACCGCCGAGGCTCCCTCCCCCACCGCGAGGCCCGAAGACGAGAAGCTCCCGAAGGAGGCCAAGGGTGCAGGACGCTCCCCCGGTCCCAAGTCTCGATCTGGCAAGTAGTCTCACCCCCCGCGAGACCGAGGTCCTTCGAGACATCGGCCGCGGGTTCTCTGACCAGGAAATCGCCGACCGCAAACACCGGAGCCTGCTCACCGTGCGGGCCCAGGTGCGGAGCATCTACCGCAAGCTCGGCACCAACCGGCGCACGATCCTGGCCGTCTTCGCTCTCCGCGCCAACCTGCTCAGCCGATTGCCCGAGGCAGATCAGCGCGTTCTGACGGCGCCGCCGCCTTGGGTCCGAGTGTCCGCGCCCGCCAATCGCCGGACAGGTCCATCCAAACGAGCATGACCCGGTACTCCCCGCCCCGCTCGAGGCGGTAGGCCGCCACCGGCCAGCGTGCCCCGGGCGAGCGGTTCACCGGCACCCAGAACACGCCGAGGAAGGCCAGGAGCGGGCCCTGAAGCGCCACCCGCGCCCAGCGGTCCGCGATGGACTCGAGCATGCGCCGTGGGGGCTCGGCGCCGAGCGCGTGGGCGGCGCGGAGGGCTTCGACCTGGTCGACGGTGCTCTGGGGTGTCACGGGTGTATTCTTATCGCGGGTCCGGAGCACGCCTCCTTTGCGCGGAGGCGAGATGGCCCTTCCAGCCTTTACAGCCCGATACATCGCCTCCGTGGGATACTCCTCTGGTTCGCAGTGGAGCGACCAGAGCGGCAACGGCAACCACATCACCTCAGCCGGCGGTGGCACCTGGCCGTCGAAGGTGACGGCGGCGGGCAAGACGTTTTTGAGATTCAACGGCAGCACCGACCGGCTGGCGCAAGCCTCGGTGACGATCGCCCAGCAGAACGGCACGATCGTCATCATCGGCCGCAACAGGTCCAACAACGGCGACTGCGTGTTCGGTGCCGGTGCGTGGCCCGGCATCCTCCTGACGGTCAAGACCGGGGAGATCCCCACCGTCTACTTCGGTGGCTACAACGACTGCGCCGAGCTCGCGTGCGACACGTTCACGATCTTTGGGCTCCGCATGTCGGGGTCGGCCATCGGCATCATCTACGGCGCCGAGGAGACCGCCGGCGCGGCGTTCGCGGCCGGAACGAAGACGGGCATCGCGATCGGCGCGTCCGACTCGACGGGAACGCTCACAGGCACATGGGACGTGTGCGAGGTCATGGTGTGCGCCGGCCGCGCGTCCGACTCCGAGCTGCAATCGATCCGCGACTACGCGGTCGCCACCTACGGGTGCGGTGGCGGCACGAAGGACATGGCGCTGTACCTGACGGGGGACAGCCTCTTCCTCGGCTACAACATCACCCCGCCCACCCAGGACAACGACGTCCTCGCTGGCCTCGAGGCCCGGTACACCGCCGCCGGGTTGAGTTGTCCTCCCGTCAAGTTCGCGCCCAAGTCCGGCTGGCGCATCGGAACCTCTGGCAGCACGAGCAGCCTGTACGACGATCTGACGTCCGACGCCGCGGCGTGGCTGACCAACAAGTCCGGGTACACAAAGAACGGGGTGGTCTGCAACGCCTGCGTCAACGACGCCCTGGTCGACGGCCTGACCGCCGCCCAGATCTACACGCGAGCGGCGGCCTACATCGCACAGGCGATCTCGCTGGGCGCGACCGACGTTTACATGGGCACGATGAGCGTGTCGGACGGCTCTTCACAGGAGACGCTCCGCAACACCTACAACGCCGCCCTCAAGGCGAACGCCCACCAGGCCGCCGGACCCCGCTACTTCGACATCGGGGCCGACGCCTACCTCGGAACCTACGCGGAGCGAACAAACTCGACGTACTTCCAGCTCGACATGCTGCACTGGACCGCCGCGGGCGACGACCGGGCGGCACAGATCCTGTACGACCGCTTGGAGCCATCCGGACCACCGCCGGGCCCTTCGGCACCCCGGTACATGTGGTGGGCGCACGGCGCGGGCTCCTACACCGTCGCGGGTCTCCCGGCGTCGCTCCGCAACAACGGGTGGGTGGCCCACGCCGAGGACGTCCTGATTCCCCGCTTCCTCGCCTTCAACGACGACGACGAGGCCAAGTGCATCATGCACATGGCGTTCGGGCGCAGCCGCGAAGAGTTCGGCGACCTGCCCCTGGACGCCCTGCTCATGCGACGGGAAGAGGGCGAGTTCCCGCTCGTCTACGACCTGGACGCGTTCAAGGAGGCGATGGACCTGTTCTTCGCCGAGTGCGGGCAGTACCCCACGATGTACGTGGGCACCATCCACGGCACCGAGTACGACAAGTGGCACCGCCTCAGCCCTGCGGCTTTCCGCGCCCGCGTCCGGCGGTCGCTCGAGTTCATGCTCGCCATCCCGCAGGCTCACCGCCGCCTGATCGTCGACACGATGGGCGTGTTCGGCGCCTCCCTGAGCAAGCAGTCTCCCGACATGTTCGTCGGTCGCTGGCCGGAGCGTGAGGCGCCGCGGCGCGCCACCCGGGAGGCCACGATCCAGAGCCGCCTCGCGTCGGGGATCTACAAGTCCGGCGGGATCAGCACCCGGAGCCGGTTCGGCGAGGTCCTGGAAATCGCACGGCGCGAGCTCCTGTGCGTCGGTGTCGGCATCGAGCCCAGGGCACGACTCGAATCCGGCTGGGAGAACGCCGACGACACCGTCGATTGGTGGACGACGTCGCAGCTCATGGGGAGCAGCGACAACTCCGAGGACGGGACGGGGGACGGCTGGTGCCTCTCGGCGACCAGGTGCAACGGCACCTTCGGGGTGCTGCTCACCGACGCCCAGAGCGACGGGCAGATCGCGACGTGGCTCCAGGGGACCGACGACGGGGTGTTGAAGGCGGTCGCGGTGGGCGGCCTCTCCGACCCGGGCGTGACGTCGAGCGACATGGCCGGCTACGTCTCTGCGTGAGTGCGGCTATTCTTCGGCAGGTCCGGAGCACGCCCACAAAGGGGCTGTGCCGATGGGTCTTTACAACACTCGCAGCGGAACCGCACTCGTCGTCACGAGCCCCCCGTGGCAGAACCTCGCGACGATCGAGCAGATCATCACCAACGCGAACGCTCTGACCCCCGACGCGACGGTGGTCCCGACCGAGACCGCGCCGACCCAGACGGCCGACACCGACGGGCTGATCTCGACGTCCGGTGCTCGCTTCATGATCCGCACGAACGGCGCCCCGACCCTGCTCCTCAAGTTCGCGCTCGGGCACGCGTCCGCCATCGACGGCAAGTGGGCCCAAACCCTCGTCCGCGGATGGAAGGAGCACAAGCCCCGAACGGGCAGGGACGCCGCGCGCAACAACGGCAACGACCGCAAGCCGCAGTACCAGAGGGATTTCCTCTGCCGGATGAAGCTGCTCGCGGGCGCGACGTCGGCGCATCCGGGGGGATCGGTGTACTCGCTCCTGTGCCGCAACGCCCCCGCCAGCAACAACCAGGCGGCCGCGACGCTCCTGAATTGGGTCGACGCCATCACGATCGCCGCGGGCGCGGATAAGACGTCGGGTGGCGTGATCGTGCTGTCGGACATCGCGGATGGATCGGCCGTCGCTGCGATCAACGCGGCGGGCTACTCGGACATCGAGGTTGAGCTGTCCTGCACCGTCCCGAGCGACGAGACCGGCAACGCCGCATCGTGCGCGACGGGGTGCTGGGCGGAGGCCTGACCCGTCGCCCCGGGTGTGCGCTGAGGGTCGGCGTGCTCCGGGTTCGAGGCGGTCGGCGTGACGGGACCGACCAGGCGGATCGAAACCATGCGATCGAAGAAGAAGCCGGAGCGCCCCGCCAACGGTGGCAGCTTCCGGAAGGGTGAAGCCCGAGCGGCGGCCGCGGCCAAGAAGGGGGCGGCAAGGCCAAGACCGGGTCGCCCTCCCAACCACGCGAAGCGGGCGATCGACGCCGCGCTCAGGGCGGAGATCGACGGGGAGCCTTGCACGCGTGACATCGCGCTCCAGACGCTCAGGCTCGCCTGCCTCTCGGTCGACGAGCTCGGCAACCCCACGCACGCCGCGGTGCGGGCATCCCTGGGCACGCTGGCGTACACCGACAAGCTCCCCGAGCAGCCGGTGGCGGTCGAAGGATCGATGAAGGGCGCCAAGGTCGTCATCAACTTCGGATAGACGGAGGGTTTCGTGGAGACCCTCGAGGCCCCGCCAACAGCGACGTTCAACACCCTTCCGAAGCAGACCGAGTTCATCCGCTCCGATGCTCCGGAGGTGCTGTACTCCGGGGCGTTCGGTGCCGGGAAGTCCCTGGCGCTCTGCCTCAAGCTCTTCCTCCGCGCCAGCCAGCCCGGGGCGCGCGAGGCCCTGATCCGTGCCTACAGCGTGGACCTCGAGAAGACCACGCTCAAGACCCTCATCGAGGGCGACGGCGACACACCCCCGGTCCTCCAACCGGGCACGTACATCCACCGCGTCCAGAAGAAGGAGATCCAGCTCGCCGAGGGCGGAACCATCCTGCTCTTCGGCCTGGACATGCACCGCGACAAGGACTTCAAGCGCATCGGCTCGCTCAACCTGACCGGCGCGGCGATCGACGAGTGCGAGGAGATCCCGGAGCGGGCGTGGCTCAAGCTCACCGGCCGCATCCGCGTGAAGCACCCGACCCTGACGCGGCAGATCTACGGCGTGTGCAACCCGGGCGCGCCGTCTCACCACCTGGCGGGACGGTTCGGCATCAGGACCGGCACCAAGCCGATCGAGATCGGCGGGCGGCGGGTGCACCTGATCCAGACCAACACGCTCGAGAACCCCCACCTTCCCCCGGACTACATCGCCCGCCTCCAGGTCTACAAGGGCGTGCTCTATCAGCGCATGGTGCTGGGGCGGTGGGTCGGCAATGAGGGTGCGGTCTACGACCGTTGGAACCGCGACCTCCACGTCGCCGTGCACGAGGGCGGTTTCATCCGGACGTGGCTCGCGATCGACGACGGGTACCACAATCCGTGCTGCTTCCTGCTCGTGGGGGAGGACTCGGACGGCCGGCTCCACGTCATCCGCGAGTTCTACAAGACCGAGGTGAACGAGCCCGAGCAGGTGAATCAGGTCAAGCTCATGGAGGCGCAGGCGCCCGCGCCGCTCGAGGGCATCGTCATCGATCCCTCGGCGGCCAAGCTCAAGGGTGCTCTCCGCAAGGAAGGGTTCAGCGTCATCGACGGGGACAACGCGGTGCTCGACGGCATCAACGCCGTCCACCCCTACCTCGACATCGCGGGCGACGGACGGCCCCGGCTCACCGCCGATCCGAGCTGTGAGAACTTCTCGATGGAGATGGAGGCTTACCGCTGGGACCCGGAGAGCAGCAAGGACAAGCCGATCAAGGAACACGACCACGCGCCCGACGCGCTGAGGTATCTCGCCATGCACCTGCACAAGCCCGCCCCCGTGGTCTTCACCGCCGACGACCTCAAGCACATCAAGACCCGCATGGAGACGATCCCGGTTGAGGAGGCCGGCATCATCGACTTCTACCTCGACGACCCCGTCAAGCGGGCCCTGGGCATCGGCCGCGCCGAGTTCGGGAAGGTGCTGTTCCGTGTGCCCAAGAAGGGTGCCGCACCCCTCCGCCTCTGGCACGAACGGACCGAGGAAGGGCCCAAGGGCATCCCCCGCCGCGACCGCCGCTACGTCCTGTTCGCCCAGGTCGGCGCCGGCGCGTCGCCCTCGCTCATCCTCGTCGGCGACGTCGACGGCCGGGAGCTCGTCGCGGCATGGGAGAAGATGGCGTCGGTCGAAGAAGTCGCGGAGACGGTGGCGCTCCTTGGGCTCTGGTACGGGGCGGAGCAGCGCGCCACGGTGGGGTGGCTCAAGTGGGGTCCGGCGTCGGCGCTCGTGACGGCGCTCCGGCGGTTCAAGCACTTCCGGCAGTGGATCCCGGTGGACCAGGAGGAGCCGGGGTGGGACCCCCAGCCGGAGGAGCTGGGGCAGGCGTGCATGGAGATGCGGGACGTCCTGGCGAACGGGAGTTTTGTTGTGCCGGTGCCGGAGGTGTACCGGGACGCGAAGGCGTACCTGTGGAACGCGGGTGGCGGGGTGGAGCACGCGTCGACGGTGGGGGATAAGGAGGCGCAGGCGGGTCACACGGACTACCTGCGGGGGACGATCGGGCTGTGGCGGGTGATGCGGACGGTGCAGGGCGAGCGGTCGAAGGTGCTGGCGAAGATGCGCGGCTAATCTTCGCGCCACCACGAGGAAAACGCCATGTTGGACCGAGTCGCAGGGATCGCGATCGAGAGGGGCCCGATGCCGGGAAGGAATGGGCGGTCGGCGTGGCCGTTGGCGTTCGTGCGGCCGACGGCGCGCTCATCGTGCGGAAGACGGCGGACATCGCGACGAAGCGGCGGGCACAAGCGATCCCCGGCTAAAGTCCGGCCATGCACACCCGACGCGAGCAGATCACCGGGCCGGACGCTCTTGCGGCGAGGACGGATCAGCCTCAGACGCCCGTCACGCGGGAGGCCATCGACAAAGGCATCGAGCTGATGGCGGCGAACGACGCAGCCGCCCCGAAGTGCTGCCACTGCAAAGGGGAGCCGCCGTCGGATGATCACCGCGACCACCGCCACGACGTGATGCCTCTTGGCTATTTGAAGGGTGAGCCGAAGATCCTCGTGCGCGTGTGCTCGTGGACGGAGCCGATTGAGCCCCAACTCGAAGGCCGCTTCCTGTGCGGCAAGTGCGCCGAGGCCTTCCGCGCCGACCCCGCGGCCGACCGCTACGTGAAGCAGGCCCGCGCATTGGGGATGGAGCTGCCGGAGTGACGGAGGAAGTACGTCACACGCTCGCCCGGATGATCGACCAAATCGGCGAGACCTCCGACCTCCAGGCGTTCCTCGACGGACGAGTCAGCGTGCGCATGGGTCCCACGTTCTTCGACGAGTATCTGAACGCCACCTTCGAGGGTGATCCGCGAACCGACCACGGCCCCGTCACGTTCTCGGGTGCCGAGGTGGTGAAGCGGAATGACTTTGAGCCCTGGCAATGGGAGGTCGTGCGGAATGCTTGACTGCACCGCCCTGGCAATCTCCTGGCTCTTCGGTCGGAGGCGCAGGGCGGCTAATCTTGCTGCGGGTCCGGAGCACGGCGGAGCGATCCCGTGCCCACCCGCAAAGACCTCATCACGCCCCGCCGCGTCCTCGACGTCCTCAAACGCGCCTACGACGGACAGCGAGCCCGCGCCCACCGAGCGGTCTACTACGCCGCACGCGATGAGTTCGCCGGACCCTGGCACGGATCCAGCCATGACCCCAAGAGCCGCTGGGCCCTCGGTGTCAAGAACCTCCCCTTCACCGCCCCCGTCAACCGCATGAGCGAGATGGTGGAGGCCTACCTCCCCAACCTCACCGGCACGAACATCAAGAGCACCCTCATCCCGCACCGCACCCAGCTCAAGGCCTGGGCGCTCATGCGGGAGCTCCGCATCAATCAGGTCATCCGGACCACCGACCTCGCCCAGACCGACGAGGCCGTCGTCCAGGACGCAGTTCTCTCCGGCCGCGGCACGTACCTCGTCGGCATCAACGCCGGCACCGACGTCCTCCAGGTCTCTGGGGCGCTCTCCGACAAGATCGAGCCCAACACGCCGTTCATCGTCCGCGTGCCCCCGTCGAACATGATCCTCGACCCGACGGCCGGGAGCGACCAGACCCGCGCGCAGTTCGCGGCCCACATCTACACCGTGCAGCGCGACCTCGCGATGGAGCGGGCCCAAGAGCTCGGGCTGAACCCCGACCTCATCGACCAACTCCCGTGCGTGGAGGACGCCGGCTCGAGGATGATCGACGACCCCGCCTTCACCGAGACGACGCAGAACGCCGACGACTGGCTCTTCGACCACGTCTGCCTCATCGACGTCATCATGTACTCGGGCTCCAAGGCGTACAAGGCGACGCTCCCGCCCTGGGGCGGACCGGAGTTCTGGCTCAGCGACCCCGTCGAGTGGTCCGGCGCCGACAAGGGCCGCTACGAGCACATGACGCTGCGGAAGGTGAACGACCGCGTCGAGCCCAAGAGCCCCGCCCAGGATCTCATGGACATGCACCTGGCGTGCGCCGCGGCCGCCGGCAAGATGGTCCGCCAGATCCTCAAGACGGGCAGGCGCTACCTCTACCACCCCGACCAGGAGGATGCCGCGATCGACATCCAGAACGGCGGGGAGGATGAGCTCATCAAGAGCGAGAGCCCGAGCGTCATCGCCGAGCTTGAAGTCGGCGGGCTCATCGACCAGATGCTCCCGGCGTACGAGTGGCTGACCGGCGAGGCGGAGCAGACCACGATCAACCCCAAGACCGCCACGGGCCGCTCGGATTTCTCGCGCACCGCGACGGGGTCCGCGATCGTGGCGGGCAAGGCCGACAAGGTGCTCGGGTCGATCCGCAACAAGCGCGAGGAGGCGTTGAACGCGGTCATCCGGCGCATCGGCATGGCTCTCGACGAGGGCGACGACCGGACGCGTGTCCTCCAGCGCATGTACCTCATCGGGGGGCGGTCGATCCCGGTGGAGTTGCAGTACGACCCGTCCCGGCGCGAGGGTGCGTACGACCAGTTCGATTACGAGACGCTCGTGTCGACGGTGGCGTCGATGGAGCCGCGCCAGCGCCAGCTTGGGATTACCGAGCTCATCGGCGTGATGCCACGGTTCATTCAGTCGGTGGTGCTGATGGGCGGCGACGTGTCGGCGGCGATGCGGTTGCTGCAGCGCGCGTACGAGCAGCCGGAGCTGGGGCAGATCTTCAACACGCCGGACGTGGTGATGCAGGAGACGATCCTGAAGAACCTCGCGCCGGACGTGCTGGCGTCGGGCCCGGTGGGGATGCAGCGTTCGGGGTCGCGCGGGGGATCCGGGGCCGGCGGTGGTGGGGCGCAAGGTCAGACAGCACAGGTCCAGAGCGACTACAGCCGGCGCGTGCCGGCGTAGGTGGCTCTTTGCAGGAGGCTCGACCGGCGGCGGGACTTTTCCCACCTTGCCTCCTGCCACCCGCCGCCATGAAGCCCTCGGCCCACCCGCCGGGGGCCTCTTTGAACGACAAGGGAGGCCGAGGCGACGCCGAACGCCGAGGCGACCTTCCAGATCAACAACAAGAACCTCGCCGGCAAGCTCAACCCCGGCGACCAGTTCTACGTCGACTTCACGCCGATCACCAAGACCTGACCGCCGCCCCGGCGCGTGGAAGCGTGCCGGGCCGCTTATGCCCATCTACCCCGTGACGTGCACCCGGAAGACGTGCGGCCACAGCGCCGACGTGTTCGCCCGCGTTGCCGACCGCCTCGCCATCCGCTGCCCCAAGTGTGGCGCCGCAACCTCGATCGACTTCGGGCGGATCCGCGTCTCCGCCGGCGACAACACCCCCGCCGGACGCGAGGAGTTCAGCATCACCGAGTCCGTCTCCCGCCGCCACGTCAAGCGCCTCCGCCAGCTCATGCCCAAGAACGGGCACCTCGTCGCCGACGACGGCAAGGTCCGCTTCCGCACGACCCAGGACGCGAAGGCGTGGCGGCGCGAGCGCGAGGACAACGTCCGAAAGGCCATCGCCCGCCGCGGGAAAGACCCCGACCAGGTCATCGCGGCACGCGCAAAGCAGGCGCGTGAGGACGTTTCAAATTAGCGACTTGTCGCTATAGCGGATTCCCCCTCGTCGGCGTGAAGTCATACGGCTTCCAGAAAACGCCGCACGAAGGGGTCCGCCGATGTCCCAAACCCAGAGCTCCGCCGCCACGCTCGACGCCATCGCTGGCACCGCGCCCGCTGCCGACGCTCCCGGTTCAGGCATCGCCGAGATCCTCGCGACGCACACCACGGCCGACCCCGCCGCCCCGGCCCCCGAAGCTCCCAAGGCTCCCGCCGCGCCCGCCGCGGAGGACGACGAGGACGCTTCCCTCACGCTCGCGATGAAGTCCTACTTCCGCCCGCGCGAGGCCGCGCCGGACCCCGACGCCAACCCGCCGGCCACTCCGAAGGAAGAGCCCAAGGGCGACACCCCCGGCGCTCCCCCGCCGCCCCCCGCGAACGCGACCAAGGCCGACCTGGCCGACTACGCGAAGCGGGTGCGAGAAGACGGCTACGAGACGATCGCAGATGCCTTCGAAGCGCTTGCCGCGCGGATCCCCAAGGGGACCGACCCGGCCGAGGTGAAAAAGCTCGTCGCCGAAGAGATCAAGGCCGCACGCGAGACCGAGCGGAAGGAAACGGAGCACCGCCAGCAGGTAAGCGCCTACGCGGCCTTCGTGAACAGCACCATCGACGAGTTGGTCACGGCGAATCCGGCGCTCAAGGCCATCTTCGGCCAGGGCAAGCACCTCACCAAGGCCCAGATGCAGGCGCGGCTCGACGCGAACGAACTGACGCCCCCGATGGTGAAGGCCGCGTTGCGGATGCAGGAAGACGAAGACCCCGTCCGCGCCGAGAAGGCCAAGAAGATCACCGGCAAGACCATCCTCGCCCGCGCCGCTCGCGAGTACGCCCGCCTCTCCGGCGTCGACGTGCCCGAGACCGAGACGCAGGCGCCCGCCCCCGGAAGCACGCCCAAGCCTCGCGACCCCTCCGGCCGCTTCGCTCCCAACCCGGAGCCGAAGAAGGACCCGAAGGACATGACCGAGTCGGAGCGCTTCGAGGCGAAGCAGGCGGAGATCGAACGTCAACGTGCGGAGAGCGCGCAGGAAATCAGCGCGATCCTCAAGAAGCACGAGAAACCCTAGAGATCGGGGTCCCCTCAAGGGACGCCAGACATGCCAGGCCTCGACCCCGCGGTAATCGGTGACCTCCAGAAGGCTCAGCTTCCGAAGGTGCGCAAGGAATTCGCTGAGACCCAGCAGCTCGTCCGCTACGTCGGCGTGAAGGAGATCGCCAACCGCGGCGAGACCGTCACTCCCGGCCAGGACTACCGCGAGGGGTGGCGTTGGCGCCGGTCGGCGGCCGGCGGTCCTCAGGCAAACCTCCCGTACAAGGCGACCGCTGCGCACTACGGCGAGTACATGGCCGAGGCGTCGATCCGCCACTGCCTCAACGTCGACAAGCACATGATCTGGGATCTGCTCGAGCTCGAGTCCAACAAGGGACCCGAGCGGATCTACAGCCTCATCAAGGGCCGGTACTCGGCGCAGCGCGAAGGCATCAACAACTGGCTCGAGGCGCAGGTTTGGGGCATCCCCAACAACGCCTCGGACATCTCGAACATGCACGGCGTCCTGACCTGGGCCCGTCGCTCGATGAACTCCTCGGGCACGTTCGTGTCGCAGCCGACGGTGCAGTTCAACGGCACGTACCAGACGTGGACCGACGGGACCACCACGGGCACGATCGCCGGCGTCGACTGCACCGCCGCTCTGAACGAGCGCTTCCGCAACCCCGTCGCGACCTACTCGGGCGCCGTCGACGACGTGCTCCTCGATCTCATCATGGACATGATGGACGCCATGCTCTGGAACCCCCTCGCGGACCTCGAGGGGCGTTTCGAGATCGGCGAGCAGGTGCAGTTCTGGCCCAACGCGCTCGCCCTCGCGTACAAGAAGCTCGTCAACAAGGGCAACGACGACCGCGGCTCGGGAGGCGTCGGCGACTTCTTCCCCATCCGCAAGACCACGGCCAACGGCGGCCGCATGGTGGCGGTGCCGTACCTCGACCGCTACTCGTACAACCCGATCCTCTTCGTCGACCGCTCCGTGCTCAAGCTCCGCAAGTGCTCGGGCCGGTGGGACAACGACAACAAAGAAGAGAAGATGCCCGGGTCGCACACGTCGTTCTACACGCCGACGGACTTCAACGGCCAGATCTGGTGTGAGACCCCCCGCAACTCGATCGGCATTCTCCACGCGGCGTTCTAGACGCGGCCGCTGTCGCCACAAGCACTCCGCCGCCCGAACCAAGAGCACCACAGTCCACGCCGGCGCGAGCCGGATTGAAGGGAACGACCCATGTTGAACCAGGACCCCAACGGCGGCGGCTACATGACCCGCGACGCCTGGTACTCGGGGTACAACATCCACGCCACCGCCGGATCTCGCACGGTCATCACCGAGGACCTGAAGCCGGGCTACATCGTTCAGCTGGACCCGTACGACCACGACAGCACCGGCAAGGGTCGCACGGTCGGCAAGCCCACGGCGGGCATCAACTCCCAGCTCTTCGTCGTCATCGACGTTCCCTCCAACGTCAACGACATCGTCGACACCACGACCAACCGGCGCCGCGGCGGCGTGATCGGTATCTCGCCGTGCGGGGTTGTCCAGGCGTTCGCGAACGCGGCCACGAACGCGGTCGTGATCAACGACAAGCTCTCGCCCTACACCGCCAACTCGTTCCACCTCGAGACGTCGGCCGGAACGACGGTTGCCCACCTCCTGGCGCGGGTGTCCGGCACCATCAACCAGGTCCGTCCGTGCGCCGTCGCCCTCGAGGCGAAGGCGTCCGGTAGCGGGCTCATCAAAGTCCAGTTCAACGGCGACGGCCCGGCCTGATTCCCCATCCGCCGGAAGAGCCCCGGAAGGGGACGAACGGCGGTTTTACATCCTTGCCGGCGGGTGCGCGAGCATCGTTCACGAAGCGTGCTCCGGACCCCGCCCGCCGGCGACTTTGGCAGAGCCCGGATTCACCTTCGAGGACTACCTGACGCGCGTCGCCCAGAGGGTGGCGCTCGCTTCGTACGCTGCTGACCCGAACAACCAGGCGTCGATCCCGACCGACGCGAACCGACGAGCGCGCCTCGAGCAGGCGGTCCGCGACGGGGTTTCCTACTTCGCCCGCGGGCAGACCACCGAGATCGGCACGCCGACGCGCTGGACCTGGCTGGAGGCCGAGCAGTCCCTCACGCTCGACGCGACCGGCGCCGGCCCCCGCAACATCGACGAGGACGCGGCCCACTACCTGCTCGACCCGGAGGTGCAGAGTGCGCCCAAGGGCCTCATGCGTTGGCGGGTGCCGACCGACGGCGGCGGCTCGGGCACGGTGTACGTCACGGACATCGACACGGTCCGGCGGCGGCTGGACCGCAATCCCGACGAGACCGGGTGCCCGGAGATGGCCTCTCTCGAGCGTGTCGCGCGGCTCTCGTCCTCCCAGGCCACGCGGTACTCGCTCGTCGTGGCGCCCCGGCCCGACCAGACGTACACGCTGCGTTGGCGCTCGCGCGTGTCGCCGATGCCCTTCACGAACCTGACGGAGCGCGGGATCTGGCCCGCCATGCACGACCTGACGGTCGTCGAGTGCGCGGTGTGCGCGTTCCACCAGATCAGCAAGCAGCCGGGCGACCCCGTCCGCGCCGCCGCCGAGAGCGCGCGGCGTGAGGCGATGTTGACGTCGGTCGGGCTCGACCGCGAGGCGCGCCCCCGCCGCATCGGCCAGCTCGGCTGGTCTCCCCAGATCTCCGTCGCCCCCGAAGTGCCCGCCACCCCGTTCATCAACGACCTGACCGGCGAACCGCTGTAGGAGCCCGCCATGAACACGCTGAACCTCGAGTCCCAGATCCGGGCTTTCCCCAAGACGTCCGCCGCCGGCATCGTCCGCGACTACCCGATCGCGCTCGGCCAGCTCACGCTCGACGCGGGCACGACCATCCCGGCCGCCGGAAGCGGCATCGTCGGACGCACGAACGCCGCGACGGCGTTGCGGGTCATCGCCTGGAACGCCACGGCCGACAACGGCGACATCATCGCCCTCGACTGGACGCTCCCCCGCCAGTTCCACCCCTCGAGCGTGTCCGAAGTCTCGGGCACGACCCTTGCCGTCAACACGCGCCGCCGGCGTTGCAGCCTTCGCCTCCGCCTCAAGATGCGGCTCACGGACCTCACCGGAAGCGCCACGGCGAACGCGGACCTCAAGGTGCAGGTGACCGCCCTCTGGCACAACGTGGGCGACACGTCCCTGAACACCCTCGCCTCCGCGGTCGAGCAGACCGTCGGCGCCACCGACTACGCCGATGCCGCCGAGGAGGGGTTCGTCTGGTACGAGTTCGACATCACCGGCGCGATGACCGAGGTGAAGCGCAACGCGCTCACGCCGGGCGCCACGTTCCAGATCTCCATCAACCCGCACGAAGCGATCGGCACCAACCTCCGGCTCGACCTCGCCGGCGCCCTGGTGTCCGTCGTCGAACACCTCACCCTCTGGGACCCCGACGTCCGCAACCCCACCTAATCGCCGATGCGCCGTGAGCTCCCAGCGCCCATCCGCGGAGTGACCGACGCCCAGCCGTTCATCAAGACGCCGGGCGATGCGGTCCCGTATGGCAATCTGGAGAACTTCCGGCCCGACGAGGACTCGACCGGGCGACGTCGCCTCACGACCAGGCCGGGCATCGAGGAGCCCATCTCCGGCACGCTCTCGGGCGAGGTGCAGGACGGGGGTGTCGTCCCCAAGGCGAGCGGCATCGTCGACTACGACCGCGGCGACAGCACCGAGCTCCGCGGCGGGCAGACCCGATCGGCGGGCCTGCTCCGGGCGCAATGCGTGCTCCTGGACGCCGACTGGTCCGTCCTCGCCAGCTTCAACGAAACCGCGGGCGTGAACACGGGGACGTGGACGCTCAAGACTCCACCGCCCACCAACTACGGCGGCGCCGGCGCGTTCAACTGTTGCTGGGACCCTGACAACGACGACGTCGGGTTCTTCCTCTGCATCCTCAAGGACACGACCAAGAGCGGCGGCGCGGACAAGTACATCTGCTCGATCACGCGGATCCACGTCCCGACGCGCGCGATCACGCACACGGGGTACGTCCAGGACGGCCAGAACAACGGGTCGGGCGTGGTGCTCGACGCCTCGCCGGAGGATCTGTTCGCCAACTCGATCACCTGCTTCGGCCCGTACCTCTTCCTGACCGTCAACGGGCTGATCTACGTCTTCCGCAAGGACAACCTTCAGTACCTCCGTCGGCAGGACGGCGGCTGGGTGCAGGAGTACCAGGCGGCGCGCTGCGTCACGATCGGTGGCCGCGACTTCCTCTTGACGGGGATGATCGGGACGAGCTACATCGGCGGGCCGGTGGTGAACGACACGAGCATCGACCCCAAGGAGGCGTTCGGAGAGTTCGTCCGCTCCGGCATCGAGCTCTGGGAAATCGGGTACGCCGACGCGAGCCTCAAGACTCCCAAGGCCCAGGGTGTCAACGTGCTCACGCGGATCCCCATGCCGCAGGGGACCGAGAGCGGGGATGGTGCGTACGAGAACCACCGGTATTTCCGCCCGAGCGAGTGGAGCAAGGCGCGCCCCCGCGGGTGCCTGATCTACGACATCGACGTCGACCCCGCGACTGGCGACGTCTTCATCGCCCGAACCAACCAGGGCTTCGGCTACGACCCCATCACGAACAACCCGCCACAGCGGCCGGACGGCGTGGGTCCGTACATCTCGGCGTGCCGCGCGGTCCTGGAGCGGGCGTACAGCGCCTCGCCACCGGCGTACATCGATCCCGCGACGGAGCCGGACACCTACGGCTTCTCGAGCCCCGGCTGGGAAACCGACTTCGCCTCGCACCGGCGGGCGTACACCTGGGGCGGCATCGGCTCCCCGGTGTTCAACGACATCCCTCCCCTGGTCGCGGGAACGCGCGAGCCGCAGACCGACGTGTGGGCGCCCTCGAGCTACGCGGTCCGGTATGACCCCGGATTTGACCGCGTGCTCTTCGCGGGCCGGCGGACGTCCGACGCCATCGCCAAGCCCAACGTGCACTGCCACCGTGGCTCTGACGGCGCGCTCATGTGGGAAGCGGACCTTCGCGGGCTGATCAACCAGAACGCGATCGACGTCGACCCGAGCGGGCATTGGGTGGTGGGCAAGAACCGGAGCGACTGGCCGGGCACGGGCCTCGTCGGGCCGGCGGAGGTGGTGATGCTGGATCGGGAGTCGGGCGCGGTGCGCCGGACCTTCGACCTGACCGACGCGGTCAACTTCAACGGCCGCATCAGCGGCTCATCCGTCATCGGGTGCGAGGACGTCGCGGTGAACGGCCGCGGTCAGGTGCTCGTCGCGCTCGCCCCGTTCAGGTACGACGTCCCGTAGGAGGTGCCGCTTGGTCGCGTTGATGCAAGGTGCAAAGGTCGCAACCGGATTCCTCGATGCCGCCGGCATGGCGGGCATCGGCCTGGCGTCCCTCTTCGTCGTGTGCGTGCTCATCCGCTGGATGATTGCCGCGATCGCCCCGCTCGTGCGGGACGCCAAGACCACCTCCGAGAACAACGCCGCGCTCGTGCTCAACGCCAAGGAGGTCGTTTCGGCGGCGCGGGACGCGGTGCTCGGCCTCGAGCGGTGTATCGACAAGTGCAAGTGCAAGTGCCACAAGGCAGAGTGACCAACGGTGCGCGTCGCACCCCAACAGGAAAGGAGTTCGCATGAAGTCGGTGTTCGCGTTCGCGGCGGCCCTCGTGACCTGCGCTCTCGTCGGGACCGTCCCGCAGTCGACCCAGCTCACCACGGCCGAGAAGCAGTTCGTGGAGTGCCAGTTCCCGCCCGAGATCGAAGTCATCGGCCGGCCCGAGTGGCGCGTGGTCGACGGCGACGTCCTCACGCTCGAGGTGTCGGACGACGGCATGTCGGCCTGCGTCAACTCCTGCGACGCCGGCTCGACGTGGGTGCTCGTCACGGCCATGACCTGGCGCGACAACGACATCTACTACCTCACGAGCACCTTCAAGGCGGAGGTCATCGAGGACCCGCCGCCCACCCTGCCGTTCTGGTTCACGTTCACCACGCCGATCCCCAAGTAACCCGCCTCCCCACGGCCCAAAGGCCGCGGGGCGATTTGCTCTATGAGCTGGACACGCGATCCAACCTCCGGGGTCCTCACCCACGCCGGCACCGCTCGGGACTTCTGGGAAGCCCTCGACGAGAGCGGCGAGACCGTCACTCTGCCCGCGACGGTGGAGGTGGAGTTCCACGCCGTCGAAGGCGAGGAGGTCAAGCTCTGGGTGCGCGGCTCGGGCGACGGGCAGGAGGGCGGATTCGAGGTCGGCACCGACGGGACGGACCTGGTCATCAACCGGGTGGATTGGGGCGACGTCACAAACCTGGACTCGACCGCGCACGGCGCCACGACCGCAGAGCCCTTCACCATCCGCGTGCGGCTCATCGGCGACACGATCGAGGCGACCATCCTGCTCACGAGCGGCGCTCTGGTCACGATCTCGGCGACGCCGACGGAGTACCGCAACCGCAAGGCCTGGGGCTTCATCTCCGAAATGGACGGGGCGACGGTCTCGTTCGTGCGCATCACGCCCCTGACGCCCAAGATCGGCAGCGTCGACGAGGTGCCCTACGTCGTCGCGGGCGGTGATCTGTTCGCGGCGTACAACAGCACCTCCTGGGAGCTCGTCGCGGCCCGTCTCTTCGGTGTCTCCGATCAGGTCGGGTCGACGGTGCTCAACGGCCAGGTGCAGTTTGTCGGGGGCGGCCGGGGGTGGCTCTGGAACGTCGTCGAGCGCACGGTCGAGAAGTGGGTACCCGACGCGGGCGAGCTGCCCGGGCAGACGGAAGACGGCACGACCGAGGCCAAGATCATCTGCACGTACCGCGCGCGGATCTGCCTCGCCGGCATGGCGTCGATGTCCAACGTGGTGGCGACGTCGGCGGTCGGCGAGCCCCTGTCGTGGGATACCTCCGAGGTGGCGCTCGGGCGGGCGGTCAACTTCGGCAACGCGGCCGACCGCTCGACCCTTCACATCGCGGACCCCGTCGTCGGGCTGGGGGTGCTCAACGACAACGTCCTGGTCATCGGGTGCACCAACTCGGCCTACACGCTCATCGGCGACATCGGCGACCCGTCCTCGGTGCAGCTCATCCCCATGAGCCTGTTCTCCGGCGTCTCCGGGCCGCGGGCGATCGCGACCGCCGAAGAGGGGATCAATCTCATCCACTGCCCGGAGGGCTTGTACGCGGTGCAGCCGGGCCGCTCTCCGGTCGGGATCTCCGGCGAGGTGCTGTCGGCTGGCATCACCTTCCCCCGCGCTGACCGCGACCGCTACCGCGTGACGATCATCCGCGACGCGTCGCGCCGCGGGATGCACATCTGGATCACCGGCCCCGACTCCCGCCACTTCTGGTTCGACGAGCGGCTGGGCTGGGCCGGCGGTGTCGGCGGGTTCTTCCCCGAGAGCTACCACGCCAACGTCGGCAACCCCACCTGCGCGTGGCTATGGAAGGGCGTCGTGTGCTTCGGCACGACCACCGGCAAGGTGTGCCGGTTCGGGGGCACGACCGACCTTGGGCAGGCGATCGCGTGCAAGGCGGCGTTCTCGATCGTCGGCGAGGGCGACGGAGAGGACTTCGAGCCCGAGAACGACACCATCCTGACGGAGCTGTTCGTCACGCTGGGCAAGAGCTCGGCGTCCGCGACGGTCCGGTACTTCGGCGGGCGCGACGCGGAAGAGGCCTTCGACTCCGAGGACCGCTACACCCTGCTCGCGGGGGTCCCCGTGGTGCGCCACGACCCGCCGCTCTTCTACGAGGTGCGGGCCCCGTGGATCGTCGCGGAGATCTCCGGCTCGGTCTCGACCCCGATCATCCTCGAATCGATGCACGCGGCGTCGCACAGCGACCAGCGCATCGACATGGCGCCGGTGGCGGAGCCGCCCGCTCCACCCGTCCCGTGCGCTCCGGCGGTCGCGGAGGACGACGACGGAGACGGCGACGCGCCGCCCGGACCCGGACCCGGCATCCGCCCGACCGGCCTCGGCTCGGCCGGCTCTGGCTCGGCCGTCGAGGGATCGGTGGTGGAACGGTGAGCGTCACGGTCAACATCCCCAAGACGGTTTCCGGAGAGCCCCTCCGCGGCGAGGCGCAGGCGCAGGCGTGGCGGCGCGCTGTCTCGGGCGCGGCGGGACAGCCGAGCCTCAAGGTCAAGATCACGGCCGCGGACGAGGGCGCTCCCAGCGCCAACGACCGGCTCATCACCCTCCAGGTGTGCAACCGCCTGCTCGAACCCTGCTTCGGCGTCTTCCCGCTCCTGGTGGTCATCGGCACCGACGAGGTGGGCGGACCGGGCGGGACACAGACGACGTCCTGGGAGGTTGGCGCCGAGGTGGCGGAGCTCGCCGCGGCGCAGTCGTGGATCGTGTTGACCGACCCGAACGGGTCGGCGGTGCTCAAGGCGACCGTCGCGGGGGCGGGGACCAGGTACGTCAAGGCGGGATGGGATGGGGCGATGGCAATCTCGGGCCCGATCGAATGGGTTCCGTAGGAGGTGCAGGATGTCGACTCTCGGCTTTGGTCTTCTCGGCGCCGGCGGGCTCCTCGGAAGTCTCTTCGGCGGATCACAGGCGGCCAGCGGTGCGCGCGATCAGGCGCAGGCGCAGATCCAGGCGGGGCGCGAGGCCCGCGCCGACTACGGCAACTCGACCGACGAGGGCATGTACCGCGCCCTGCTCATGGCGCTCGGGCCGGAGCAGGCCCGGACCTTCATTCAGGGCGTGCTCCCCCGCGACCGCGCCGACCGCCTCGTGGGGCGTCCGGCGTCGCAAGCCAGCTTCACGGACCAGCAGCGGGCGCGGCTCCAGGAGATCGACGCGAGGCTGTCGCAGGGACCGGCCGCGGGGTCCGGCGCGCCCGCCGCGCGCCGTCCCAGCCAGAACGCCCGTGGTCAGGTCGCCAACGACCAGTCGAATTGGGACCAGGAGCGGACCCGCCTCGAGCAGGAGCGTGCCGACCTCATGCGCGCCGCGGGCGAGGACCCCGGGCAGACCGGAATCTTCAACAGCGACGCGACGAGCGCCATGGGCCCCGGGTACCTCTCCGAGATGGAGCGGTTGGCGGGGACGTTCCGTGACCAGGGCACGGCGGAGCTCGCCCGCTACGACCAGGACACCGCCAACCTCTCCGCCGGCGGCAGGCGGCTCGAGAACAACGCACGGGCCTACGGGCAGGGGCGGGCCGCGGAGATCAACCGGGACGCCGAGCGGGCGGCGACGGGCTCGGCGCGGCAGATCCAGAGCCGGCTCGCCGGGAGCGGGCTGGCGAATTCGACGGTGATGTCGAACGAGATCGCGGGCGCGGGCCGGCAGATCTTCGAAGGCCAGCAGGGCGCGCTGAACGACCTGGGGGACCGTCAGACGCAGCTCATGACCGGGCTCGGCCAACAGCGGCTCGGGATGGAGGACTCGCGCTCGCGCGGGCGGACGTCGCTCGGGCTCGGGCTCCAGGACCGCGACATCTCCATGTCGAGCGCCCCGCTCTCGTCGCGGATGCAGCTCATGACGGGGAACACGTTCAACCCCATGCTGGGGCAGAACACGAGCCAGTACTACCCGGGCGTCTCTCCCGGCGGCGCCGCGGCGTCGACGTGGGGGAACGCGCTGGGGGCGATGGGTGGGCAGGCGATGAACCTCGGCATGATGGGGCTCTTGGCGCAGGACCCGGCGTTCCGGCAGATGTTCGGAGGGAGGTAGCGATGTCGGCGACACTCAAGTTTCGGTGGGACCTCGAGATCCTGGACGCGGGCAGGCCGGAGCCCGTGCCGGGCGTCGACCTCGTGCGCCCCGTGAAGGAGGTCACGATCCCCGGGGACTTCCGCGCGTACGACGAGATCGTCCTCCCGGCGTGGGACGGCACCGCAGACCCGACGGTGCTCTGGGAGTGGCAGCGGCGGGACGCCTGGCAGGTCTTCATCGCGCAGGTCGTCGGGGGCGAGGGGTACGCGCACCTGGCGTGGAAGATCGACAAGCCGGTGTCGGCGGAGGACTTCACGCCCGAGAGCGAGCAGGCCGTGGCCGTGAACACTTGGCGGCGGACGTGTCACGCGGACCTGTCGTGCTACACGCCGTTCGTGTTGAACGCGGTACAGTCGCTCGTGCACCCGACGCTCGCGACGGGGGCGGGGTTCGACGCCGACGGGTTCCCGGCGATCCTGACGAGCGGGAGCACGGTGGCGGGGCGGATCGCGCGCATCTGGGGTCGGAACAACAGCCTGACCGCGGACATTCGGCTCCGGCTCTGGGTAAGGAACTAAGCACATGAGCCAGATCGACACCAGGGGGTTCGCCAACTCCTACCTCGGCGGCGCCGGGCTGGGGACTCAACAGTTCTTCGGCCTGGCCGACATGATGCGCTCGATCGCGCAGATGAACCTCCGCGAGCGCGAGTTCGCGGCGGACCAGACACAGCGCGAGGTGTCGAACAGCCTGAACGAGCGGCAGTTCGGGCGGCAGCTCGAGAACGACGTCGTCGCGCAGGACCAGTGGGCCCAGGGGCACGACCTGGACCTCAACCAGTTCGCGCAGCGGCAACGGGAGTTCGGGCTCCAGGAGTCGCAATTCGATCTACGCAACCGGCAGGACCAGCGGCAAGAGCAACAGCGGGCGACGACGTCCAAGGCCTACGCCACCATGGCGCGGGTGATCCTGGACAAGTCGGCGGCGAACCGAGCGATGGCACAGGGGACCGCCGGCCCCGGGATGAACCCGACGCAGGGGCCTCCGACGTCTCCGGGTGGTCAGGTTGGTCAGGTTGGTCAGGGCGGTGCGCAGATGGGGCCGATGATGCCGCCCGCGCCGGATCCCGCGGACGAGCAGTGGCGCGGGATGATCGACTCGCTCGAGTGGTCCGGGGACGCCGAGGCCTTGGGACAGATCATGCCCTTCCTCATGGACGAGAGGAAGCGGTCGGAGCAGATCCTCCTGATGAAGGCACTGACCGACGACGGTGTCATTCCCGATCTCATCCCGAACGACACCCCACAGAACCGGGCGACCAGGTCGTTGCTCCGCGCCTTCCAGGAGCAGGGGAAGCCGGACCTGTACGTCGAGCAGTTCGCGCGCTGGATGCAGACCCAGGACCAACCCCGCATCACACCCGAGCTCGCGTCGGCGATGGGGCTCCCGCCCTCGATGATCGGCACTCCATGGACGCCGGCGGCGAACCAGATGGCGACGCAGAACCGGGCGTTCCAGAAGATGCAGCCGCAGGGGAAGCCCGGGAACATCCGCTACAACCCCGGCGGCAACATGAACAAGACCCTGATGGCGCCGGTGAGCATCGGCGGGGGTCAGCCTCTCGTGTGGGATCCCAGCAACCCGGACGTCCAGCAGTTCATCGACGTCGCGCGCATGGGTATGCCCGGGCGCGACGCCGGTCAGTACGACAAGCACTCGCGCATCGTCGACGCCATCTCCCTCGGCTTTGCTGGCGAGGAAGGCGACGACGAGTACAACGCCCGCGTCGACAAGTACGCGCGGCAGCTCGCGGCCGTCGCACAGTGGGTCGTGCACGAGCCCGGACAAGAACAAGGGGTGCAGCCAGCGGGTGCAGTGGCCGCCGGAGGCATGACTCCGCTCGCTCCCGTGGAGCGCATCCAGCAGACCATCGGAACCCTCAAGGCGCAGGGCCTCAACACCCAGCAGATCAAGCAGCGGCTCACGGAGATGGGCCTCGTACGATGACGCCGGGTCCGGAGCTCGCTACAAGGCGAGCCCATGCCTCCATTCGACCTCGACGCGTTGATCGAAAGCACCCCCGCGGCCGGGACTGGCACGGCACCACAGGCGACACAGGGCGGCGGAGGCTTCGACCTCGACGCCCTCATCGCCTCAACCCCGGCGGCCGCTCAGACTGGCACGGTCACACCCCAGCGTGGCGCCTTCCAAATGCCGCCCAACCCGGGATGGCAGGCGAGCAGCGGGACGACCGGCACCGCCTTCGGTGTCCCCCGCGAGGGCTCGACGATCGATCAGGCGACCGGGCGCATCCGCCCCCCGGGTCAGACTGACCAGCAGCTCGAGGATGCCGCCTACCAAGAGCGGCTTTCCACCTCCCAGATGAACCAGGGCGAGCCGATGCCGGCGACCCCCGGGCAGGCGGTCGACCTCGTCCGGCGTGCGGCGACCGAGCCCGGGACCATCGGACGGGTGCTGGGCGGTCTCGAGGGCACCCGGCGCAGCTACGCGGGCGGGGCGGCCGACGTCATCGGCACCGGCGCGGGCCTCGTCGGCGCCGACCAGACCGCCGAGGCGTTCCACGCCGCGGGCGCGGATCTCAACCAGGAGGCAGGGGCGCTCCAGCAAACGGCGGGGGGGCGGCTGGGCGGGATGCTCGGCGACTCCGTGCCGGCGCTCGTGGCGGTCCTGGCGACGCGGGGGCGGCTCGCTGGCAAGGTGGGGTCGACGGTCGGGTGGGCAGGCCGGGCGGCTCCCCTGGGGGCGATGGGCACCGCAGCGGCCGGGCAGGGGATCCAGGACTACCGGGCGACCGTGCAGGCCCAAGGGGGCAAGCCGGACCCCTGGGCGGAGGCGGCGATCGGAGCGGCCTACGCGACGGCGGAAATCGTTTTCGAGCGGATCGGCATCGACGCGACGGCCGACGCGCTCCGGCAGGTGGGTGAGGGAGTGGCGCGGTCGTACATGCTGGGGGATATCCCGAGCGCGGTCCGGGTAATGACGGGGGTT